ATGAGCGACCTTGATGAGCTGGCTGAGGCCATTCTCGCTAGTGAGTGGCTCCGCCGGGACCGCGCCCGCGAGCGTGCCAAGGCCCTGGAAGAAGCGGCTAAAGGTATGCGTGCACACAAGAGTCCGGGTCATTGGAACCTCAGAGACCCGGAAGACCCGGAAACCTCTTACTCGCCTGACCGGTGGCTAGACGTTAAGGCAGCCCGCATCCGCAGTTACGCCGTGGGATTGGGTGGCAGCCGTGAAGTGTGATATCTGCGGGCGCTTCACCTTCGCTCTCCGCGAGTGGTGGGGGCTAGTGGCCAGGGCAACATGCGGCGGCCCTGACGGTGAGGCGTGTTGGCGATGCAAGCCAGAGCTTTTTGAGGAGGCCTGATGACCACGCCAACTGAAGGTGCGATCGAGGCGGCTTACCAGCGCCTGGACCCGATCGGCGATGGCTGGGCGATGGGCGACGGTCTCACGATCGAGGAGGTCGTCCGGGCGCTCGCCGACGCTGGCCTGTTGTGGCCAGAGATGCGCGAGGAGTGGGTGACCACAGATTTGATGGGCGAGCCCGAGGAATGGCGGGGAACATTTAGCTCGCGGGAAGAGGCTGAATTGTTTTCGGATGCATGTTGCAGTCAGGCTCCAATGCGCCGCTATGTGACCAACTGGGGAAAGGTCGATGATGACACCAACTGAACGTAATTGGGAAATTAGGCATGACGGCGTTGTTCAGGTGCACGGCCGTTATGGATTCTACGATTTGTTCTTGGGGTCAACTCAAAACAATGAACTTCGCGTGGCCCTCGGCCCGATGGGGTACGGCGATGCCAGGACTGTGGGGTTTTTCAACCAGGATGACTTGATGGAGGCTGTGCAGGCAGCGCGACCGGATGCTGATTTGCTCACTGCACCGATTGTTCAGGGTGAGCTGCGAGAGGCGCTGGCAAGGCGTTTGCTTGATACTCCTGGTGACTATCCGGGAGACGAGGAGGCGCATAAGTGGGCGTTGCATATGATCGACGCCCTCCTCCCTACCATCAACGCTTATGTGGCTGAGAAGAGTGCAGATATGGCCGAGAAGGCGTGGGGTGAGGGCTTTAAGAGTGGGTATCGGTTTTGCGAAAGTGACGGTTTTGATGACAACGTAATTCGAAATCCGTATTCGGGGTTGTGATGCAGGAGACGGAAACTCAAGAGCTTTTCGGTGAGTGGTTCGACCGTCATTTGCAAGAGGAACTGAAAAAGACCGACTTCCCGCTCGAAGAATGGATCCACACCGGGAAGGCCACTAAGGAGTGGCCTGACAAGGAAAGCATTGATTGGTGGACCACGCATGGTCCGGCAATGCTTCAGCGTTTCGCGGAGTGGAGAAAGGCCAAAGGATGGCCCATCTGGGTCACCCCAGATGGGCAGAGGGCTATCGAGTTGGAGTACAAGGTTCCGTGGATTGAAGACAAAGCATTTTATGGATTTATCGACCGGATATATGTTCATCCTTACACCGGTGAGTTGATTGTTGTCGACATCAAGAGTGGCTCAAGTTACCCAAACGAACGCCAGCTCGGCGAGTATGCGTGCGCCATTGAGGAAGAGTACGGCGTTCGGCCGCGCTGGGGCATGTACCTGATGTTACGCAGGGATCCAGAAAAGCAGGTGATGGTTGACCTAAGCGAGGAACGGTTTTCGGTCGAATACTTGAAGCGTGAAAGCCAAGAAATTCAAAAGGGTATCGACAATCAGGTGTTTTTCACCGTGCCATCAAGCCTGTGTAACACGTGCACGGTGGCTAAGCATTGTGTGGAAGGAAAGAAGTAGAGATAGCACGACATCACAGCGTTGAGGCAATCGAGCAGTTCTTTGAATATTCACATCTTTCGCCAGACCTAAAAGATGTGTCGGAGGTCATGTGGACTGCCAAGACCGAAATCTTGGATTGAATTGTGGATGACATCCCAGAGCTTACAGCGGGACTGCGGAAGTTGTTGGAGGCGAAGGATTGTTTTGTGCGAGCAAAGCTTTTGGAGCGTGAGTAATGACCGAAAACGAACTTATGGAGTATGCGCGATTTGTGATTCGCGACCATGGTAAGGATGTTGAGTATATCAGCTTGTTCGAGTTGTTTGATGAGTACGCTCCTGACGGTGTGGAGCTAGGGGAAGAAGACGCGGAGCGTGTTCTGGACCTGATCAATCAAGCAGTGGTGGAGGTTTCATGGTGAGCAAAGAGCAGGAACGAAATTCAAAGGTATTTCGCCTGGAAGTGCCTGTCATGGATTCGGAAGACGCGGCGGCGCTGCTAAGCGTACTAATTGGCGAGGGTTTCGCGCCAAATTATTTTACGCTGGATGTGAGCGATGAGGAGTATCAGGCCAAGATTCGCGAAGGCATGAGTGGCGTGGCGCTTACCTACAACCCCAGGGCGGCAGCATGAGTGATCACAAGGTGAATGTCACCCTCAAGGCGGGAACCGGTTATGACGCCCCGTGGATCGTGATTGGTGGCGAAAGCGCAGAAGAAGTGAACGAGCTTTTGCGTGAGGCACGATCCGGCCCTCAGGGCGGATCGCTGCTAGAGCTAGTGGTGGAAACATCGCGAGGATATCGCGGACTGTTCGCTGCCGCTGAGGAATTGACCGATCCTCCGGAGTTTGTCCAGAAGGACAACTCGGAGCCAAAGGCCGAGAAGCCCAAGAGCACCAAGCCTGCGAAGAAGGCGCCACCCAAGAAGACCGCTCCGAAAAAGGCTTTTGAAGAAACGGAGGTCCAGGAGCCCTCTGAGGTGTCGAATTCTCTTGAAGCGAAGATCGCATCTGCCGCTGATGGCGATGCGCTTAAGACCCTGTACAGGCTGAATAAGGCTCGCTGGACAAACGAGCACACAGAGCTGGCGCGTAAGCGCCGTGAGGAGCTGGAGATCGCATGAACTGGAAGAAGCCAGGATCGGCAGCGCCCACGTCGTTCTTTAAGAATGACGAGCATCGAGGTGAGCTTTTGGGTGTTGAGGTGCTTGAGGTGACCAAGGAAGATGGAAAGTACGGCGAGAAGCCTGTCACGTATGGGAACGTGACTGTGTTTGAAACCGGCGAAACGTTCACTCGTGCCAAATTAATGGGCAGCGCTTTGGCCCGCCAGCTTCGCTCTAAGGTGGGCGAACAAGTGCTCGGTCGCCTGGTCAAGGAGCGGGCTTCTGAGGGTAGCCCCGAGTCGTGGTGGTTGAAGGACCCCACTGACCAGGACATCGAGATCGCCAACGGCGGTGCGGTCGCGTCATCTGACGATGACGACGACGATATTCCGCCGTGGGAGCAGTAATGCGACGCAAGCGTGCAGCAGAAGTCCGATATGTGGGCTGTTCCCACGGGGGCGACCTGCGGGAAAGGTTGAAGACGATTGAAGGTGAGCTTTCGCGCCTTCGGACAACGGCGCGCGCTGCCGTAGGGCTTCTTGAGCCGGAAGATCGAGAGCGAGTAAGGGGAGCCCGGGACCAAAAGCGCGAGTTGGAGTTGATGGCATTCGAGCGCATGTCTGTTCGTGATCGCCAGCGGTATGTGATTGAGCAGATTCAGGAACTGAGGGATCGATAATGGATCCGGTTGTTTGGCTCGGCCTTGTCGTTTTCGGGTTGCTGATCGTGGCTCTGGTTCTCACCCCTCCACCCAGGAGGTAGGTGATGGTCCGGCGTGGCCTGCTGGCTACTGCGGATCTGGAGTTGGAGCGGACACAGAGGGAACGGAAAGGAAAAGCGGGGCGCTACTACGCCCCGCTTGACCCACCCTCTGAGGCCCCAGCCCTGCCAGAGCTGAGTTTTCGAGAGGCTCTCCGTCAGGAAAGGGAGATGCTCGGATTCTACATCACTGGCCATCCGCTTGACTACCTGAGCAGAGACATAGAGCAGGGTGCCAGTACTTCGGCAGATGTGCGCGACGGGGTCGACGGACGCAAGCTCACGCTAGTGGGACTAGTCCTGGACGTCGAGAAGAAGTCCATTCGCAACAACAACACCATGGCCAAGTTTTCCGTTGAGGATTCGTCAGGTCGGTGCTTGGCGCATGCGTTTGGTCAGGTGGCGGAGGGCGCCTTTGACGGCGCCCTCGCCAGGCTCTTCGGTCAAATTGTCGTTCGTGACGAACAGCCGGAGTTTCGTGTCAAGAAGGCCGACTTACTGGAGGAATGGTGACTTGGCCCGCAACTTACGACGGAGAGACAGATAATGCTGACGCTTTCTGGGGCGATGAAGAGGAAAGACGGTGGTGGCGAACCCTTGCCGCAGGTTTTTCCCCAGCTGGAGCATCCGTGGAAAGCGCGGATCCGGCGTAAAGAGTTCACGCAGGTTTCGGCTCAGTCGGGCGTTGGCAAGTCGAAGTTGGCTTTGTGGATGGCAGTGCGTTGGGTCGTTGACCATAACCTGGTGGGGCTGTATTTCAGCGCTGACTCGCCCGAACGTGTGCAAACGGTTCGGGCGTTGTCAATGCTGAATGGCCAGAGCACGGAGAAGAGCGAGGCTCAGTATCGTGCGACCGAGTTTGACGACCTTGAGCGGCTACAGGGTTTGGAGTGGAGCTTCGAACCAGACATCACTTTTGATGCTATCGAAGAGGAGATTGCTGCGTTTGATGAGAAGTGGGGTGCTACGCCGGATTTTATCATCATGGACAACCTCTTCGACGTCGAGACTGATGCCGCCGATGAGTGGGCTGCCGTGCGTGAAGCCAGCCGGACCCTCGCGGGGGTCGGCTGGCGCACCAATTCGGCCGTGATTGGCCTGCACCACGTGTCTGATGGCGAGTACAAGAGCGTTTGCCCGTCGCGTGACCGGGTACTCGGCAAGGCCTCCGTGAAGCAGAGCCTGATGCTAACTATGGGCGATCACGATCCGCAGAGGGGGCAACCCGTGGCGGTCGTGAAGCACCGCCACGGGCCTTCTGACAGAAGTGGCAATTCTGCTGTATGGATTCCACACAACCCACAGACGATGACGTTCGGAGATATCTCGTGATTACCACCACGGATCCGCAATGTCCGAAGTGTAGACGTGTTGGCGATGGCGTGCGTTTTCACTGTGCTGGCAGCGGAATGTGTACGTGGATCAACTGTGATTATTGTCGATTGACATCTTGCACGCGCACCAGTCGCCAAAAAACACTGGAGTAGATATGTGCAACGAACCGTTCGTTGAAGATATGTGCAACGACTGTGTGCACGAAGTTTCTCTTGCCGAGGAGGACGGCAGGCTCGCCATTCAACTACAGGAAGCGATGGATCGCCGTGACTGAAAAAAAGAAACTTTCTGTTGAGCGCCGCATAATGGGTGCTTCGCTTTTTCTTGAAGTCTACGCCGATGAAGATGATTTGCGTTACGACACATGGCGGATTCTTGAGGAAGCAGAGCGGCTGGTCCTGGACTTAGAGGAAAAAATAGCTGACGAGGTGTTCGATGGCCAGACGTAAGAACGTTGGTCGCGTGCAGCGCAAACAAGTTGATGGCGGCAAAGAGCCGAATCGATATGTTGATGAGATCACGATAGATGTGCGCGTAGCATACCCGCCGCATGCGGATCCGGAAGACGTTAAGGATGTGCTTCGTGACACATATTCAGATGTCTTCAACGAATTGTGTGTGGAGTTCACGGATGGCGACTAGTCGTGTAAGAAGAGGTCGCAAAACGCAGGAGTTGCTCGCCGAATGGTTCAATAATCGTGGCTGGTTTCAGGCCCGCTCGCGACCGGCATCATTGCCTGGCATGGACATTGAGGGCATGCCAGGCTGGGCACCTGAAGTAAAGGCTACGCGAGATGGTTCTCTGACGGCTGCCGTAAGGCAGGCCGTCAAGAACGCTGAAAACGATACGCCATTTGTGGTGTGGCGCCCTGACGGCTATGGCCCAGAAAAGATTGACCAGTGGCTTGTGGTGCTGCCACTGGGCGTTTTCACACCGATGATGCGAGAACTAGAGGGCTGGGCTGGTGAGTAAATTCGTCCACAGAAAGAAAGGCAAGACGGCCACCCAGGAGGGTGGCCGTTCTGCTCAGTTGGTCAACCTGCTAGCCGAATATGACGTCGACGTCATCCCCGAACACGGCAATCAGCAAGTCCGTTGCCCCTGGCACGGGGAAGACCGGACGCCCTCGGCGTCCGTACATTACGAGCGAGGGCTGTTTCACTGCTTCACGTGCGGGATGGCTGGTGACGTGTTTGAGCTACTGATGAAAACGAGAGGAATGAGCTTTGGCGAGGCCGTCGAGTACGCAAAAAAGAGCCTTGGAGGAGGCGGCCCGGACGTATCACGAGAGCCTACTGGAGAACGAGCGGGCCGCTTTGTATCTAGATCGCAGGGGGCTGTGGACGGACGAGGCGGTCGATGGGTTCCGTCTCGGATACGTCGAGGAGCCGATTCTTGATGAACATGAACATTATCGGGGCCGGATTTCGATACCATACCTGACCCCAGCGGGAGTCTCGACAATTAAGTTCCGCTGCATCAAAGACCACGACTGCAAGGGCATTGACAGGCATGCCAAATACCTCCCGGGCAATGACCTGTTGTACAACGTGCAGGCGCTTCATGATGCCGATGAGCGCATTTATGTTCTGGAAGGCGAGTTCAACGCGATTGTCATGGAGCTGATTGGTTGCCCCACATTGGCGACTGGTAGCGCAGCCAAATGGTATCCGCACTGGACTCGTCTGCTGGAATCGTATCCGGAAGTCGTTGTTGTGCGTGATCCTGATGATGCTGGCAAAGCATTCGCAAAGAAGGTTAGGGACCAAGTGAGCTGGGCTCGTGTCATTGAGATGCCAGAGGGTGAGGATCCTAACAGCATTTACGTTAATTATGGTCCGGATGAACTTGAAAATCGTTTGACTTAAAGTCATAATCAAAGTAGTGAAGGTAGTCGGTAATGCCTGACCCAGGCTAACCCCGGCCGAGGATTGAGTTGGGCGAAACGAGCGCCTGAGAGACGAGGGAAAATTGCGGGTTTTGTATCTCGATATCGAGACGTCGCCGCATCTGGCGCATGTGTGGGGCTTGTGGCAGCAAAACATCTCTCTTGCACAGCTTCAGCAGGCAACAGAGATGCTGTCATTTGCGGCCAAGTGGCGTGGCGAGAAGAAAATTCACTTCTATTCGGGGGGCTACAACCCTGATGGCGTGGGCAATGAGCAAATGGTCGAGGCAGCGCACAGCCTACTCGACCAGGCTGATGTGGTGGTCCACTTCAACGGCAAGAAATTCGACGTTCCGCACCTAAATCGCGAATTCAAGGCTGCGGGGCTGGCCCCGCCAGCCCCTTACAAGCAACTTGACATTCTGGAGACGGTACGACGTCGGTTCAAGTTGGCCAGCAACAAGCTTGCCTATGTGGCTCATTGGCTTGGACTTGAGAATAAGGCGCCGCATGAAGGACACGAGCTGTGGGTGAAGTGCCTGGCGGGGGACCAGAAAGCTTGGCGCACCATGCGCACATACAACAAGCGCGACGTCACGCTGCTGGAAGAGGTCCACAACGAGTTGAAGCCGTGGCTGGTCAACTCCCCGAATGTAGCGCTACATGACGGCCTGGAGGGGGACCATTGCCGCGAATGTGGCAGCGGAAACCTTCGTCGTGAAGGCTACGCCTTCACCAAACAGGGCAAGTTTCAGCAATACCAGTGCCGCGTGTGCGGCTCGTGGTCGCGTGGCGGTAAGGCGATTAATCGGGTGGATCTGCGTGAGGTGGCGGCGTGAGTTACACAATAGAAGACCAGATTATCAAAATCATAATAACCCACGACCCCTGGGATGGAAACGCGGAGTTGGTCAAGAAGATTGCCAACGCGGTGCGCGAGCGAGTGCGCGTACAGGTTTCTGACGAGTTGTGGTTGATGGTTGATGAGTGGAACGACCATCACGTGGGGGTCTTCGGGGAAGACGACCCGCCAGTGTATGCGCGCGGTGTGCGTAACGGTCTCGTGCTAGCAGCTCGGGCGGTTGGTAATGACTGAGCTGACCAAGTACGAGTGGGACACCGCCATTAAAGTAGCAGAATATTCGGGTCAACGCTATCCAGGCGTTGACCCGGACGAAGTGCTCAGTGAAATCGGTGAGTGGATTGCCCTGAACTGGAACAAAATTGAAGCGTGGCGTGAAGAAAAGTATGGTCATGACACTTACTATGGCTACATTCGCAATGTAGCCATAGATGCTTGCGAGCGCATTATAGCCCTAGAGCGTGGCGGTGACCCTGAGGACACTTACCGTTATTCCTTTGCGGAGCTGCGAGCGTACTTGCCATACGCCATTGATGACGAGTGGTATTTGGGCAAGCAGGACGGTGTTGACGTCGAGGTGCGCGGTGGTTCGGATCCGTCCAAGGTCAACAACTGGCAAGAGACCATGATGGACGTTCGAGACGCGTACTTTTCGTTGTCGTCACAGGACCAGCAAGTGCTACAGCATGGCATGGCGGTCGCCTGGGACTGGGAGAAGTTGGCGATTCGATGCTCGGCGCCCGGACCTGAGGCAGCACGCAAGGTTGTGCAGCGCACACTAGAGAAGATGCGAGAATTCTTGGGCAACTCTGCGGTACGCATCTATGGCGAGTTCACTGGAACTCGCAACAATCCAGAATGCAGTTATGACGCGCATGCCGAAGAGACTGCGCGTGTGAACGATCGGGTGTTTAGCTGATGCGAGTGATGTTTCCGGACGGTGGCTACGTTGATGTCGAGGAGGATTGGCTGTCTCCGTTAACTCGCGAAGATCTACAGCGTCTACTGCAAAAGGACCAAAGTGAGATGGTAGAGAAGTTTCACGAAGACCGGCTCGAAAACGACACCTTCAAAACATTCGAAGAGGCGCGCCAGCTTTTGCTTCGCAAGCACCAGGATTATGGTGCGAAGAATATCAGCGAATCACCCGGAGGGCCGCTCAACGGCCTCCGGGTGCGGATGTGGGACAAGCAGGCGCGAATCAATAATCTGGTCGACTCGAATGCAGGACCGACCAATGAGAGTTTGCGCGACTCGTTTCTGGACATGCTCAACTACTCGGCGATCGCGCTCATGGTGCTAGATGGACGGTGGCCCGATGAGTGATCCGGGAGTGGGTGAGCCGGGAGCCGGGCTCCCCAGGGAGTTTGGGAACTTCATGCCGTTGCCCTGTTCGCCAGACGAGCTGCGCGAGTTTCTGTCGGGGATCGAAGAGACCCAGGAGCAGGTGAAGCTTGGCCGAGTGTCTGTGGGTGTGGTTTCAGGGAAGTTCCCGGAGCAGCCGCTTCTTCTTTACTGGCATGGGCGTGAGGTGAAAGAAGGCAGTGAACGAGGGGGGGGGTTGACCTGATGGGCAGTACGTCTCGGCTCTTCGCTCGTATCTGGGAAGACAGGCTTCGATGGGAGTTGTGGCTTCACCCTCGCCGCGATCATGTGGTCAATGCGATTATTGCCAACCAGCTCACAACTCGCGAGATTGATTTGGTCTTTCTCGAAGCCGAGTATGAAGGCTGGCGCTGGTTGCTTGGCGAAAAGTCATGAAACAAAAAAGGCCCTGCCAGAAGGCGGGGCCTTTTTCATGCAGCGTCTTCTAGGATGCCGATTTTTCCGCCTCGATAGCGTCCACGTGGTCGTGAAAAATGTGTGGATTCATTTGTGACGGCCGAATGAACCTCGACCTTGTTCCTGGTACCCCACGCAGCCATACGTAGCGTGAAAAGCGAATAGAAACGTAGAGGCAACAGAACGAAGAGGCTGAGGTATCCGTATAGCGGAGCGACGCTAAAAGATGTAAGCCGGGACCAAATGCTCTGATCTCGCCTACGCAGGTCAAAATACCTGACCGCTCGTGTGGCGGCCATGAGGCCGACAAAGATCAGGTACTGGAGTGCGAGAATCTGGCCGGTAACAATCGGATGGATCAACACCACGTAGACGAGAATGGTCGAAAAGATCGCCCATTGTGCCATCTCCATTAGCGTCAACCACCAGGCGCATCGCCCAGGTCCAAGATTACGTAACGCCCAGATGGACTCGCGAAAAAAGGAGCGGCCCCAGCGCGCTTGTTGGCGCACGAAATGCCCGAGCTTCTCAGGTACCGCTGTGTGGCTGATGGAGCCTTCCACCAGCACTACGCGGCCCTCGGTGAGCAACCTGTTGGTCATGTGTCGGTCGTCTCCGACGACCGCTGGTCGACCAAAAAATGTTTGGTCTAGAAAGTCGTCCAGGTGACGCATGACCATGTTGGCCCGGTAGAAGGCCAGTGCGCCGCACACGCACAGCACCGACCCAAACTTAGAGTACGCGGCGCGTTCGCCAAGGAACGAGTTAATGTAGCGCACATCCTGAAGGCGTGTGATGATGTTCTTGTTATAGTTGCTTGGCAGCACGATTCCCGTGGCTGCCGCCGTCTTGCGAGACCGGAACGGACGCATGCCCTCGTAAATAGCGTTGGGCTCCAGGTATGAGTCTGAGTCCACGCATAGGAACACGTCCACACGTCCAGCTAGCGCCCGGAAGCCCTCCCCGAGGGCTTCTCGCTTACCCAAGTTGGACTGTTGACGAATGACGCTGATGTGATCATACCAAGCCGCGTATTCTTGTGCGGCATCATGGCCATCGAGGCTCCTCGAATGATCATCAATGATCACGATGTGTGTTGGCTGAAAGGTTTGATTCAGGATCGAACCCAGGCATTGCCGCAGCAGCTCTGGGTCCTCGTTGTACAAAGTGACGATGACGCCCACCCGCATGCGCGGGTTGGGCGCTGGCCAGCGCTTGGCTGGCAACAGAGACAGGAGCAGTTTGGTGCCCAGGATGGTGAAAACGGCTACGCCGTACAGGCTGGCCGCACCATACGTGGACCATCGCGTGACGACCAGGGAGGCGGCGGCGCCGAACAGCGCGATTGACACAATGGGCAAACGCTTGACTATGGCTGATGGCACCACCCCCACGTGATGATCGTTGATCTTGCGTAGCATAAAACCCCCCAAACATCCCCGACTGGACGATACCGCCCAAGTCGGATGTGTCAAGCTTGGACATAAGAGAGGCCCACCCTTCAAGAGGGTGGGCCTCATACGTGATTTTGGCTACTTCTTGCTGTTGTTGTTTTGTTTTTCTTCTTCTTCCTCGAGCTTTCCTCCCCAGGAATTGTCTTGATTGGCCTCGTTCATGCGTACTGCCTCCTTTCTGGCCGTACTCCGTAGTCTGTAACGACGTCCCTTGACTGCCGCCAGCAGGTGCCGAAGCACCGGCCACTTGAACTCGCCAGCGTTAATTCGTTCACACCAGCAATCAAACAACGTGTCGTATCCAAGAGGCTTCCATGCCTCTTGGGCGATGAGGTCTTTGATCGCAGCCTCAAGATTTCCTAATGCGTTATTGAGGTTTTCAAGTAGTTGTTCAGCTTGAATTCTGTCAATCATTTTGCTCTTCTTTCACACTCCGTCTCGTTTTCCCAGCAATATTAAGATCTGCTCACGTTCAGCTACATCGGCCAAAATGCGTTCACACAGTTCATCATGACGCTGCCAAAGCGCCTGCTCGTGCAAATCATCAACTGTCTTCTGTGGAGTCATCATCCACCTCCTCGACAATAACTTGCACGAAGGCTTTTTTGGCATCAAGCAAGGCTTCGCCCCAGCGACCGCGTACATCCTGTCGCACTTGCGCGGCGTAAAAGACTTTAAGCGCACCTTCGGTAACGTACACATTGTGTATAGCCAAAATCCTGCGAATAGAATGGGCAACAATTACCCCCCAACCGTTCATATCTTCAAGCACGTCAACAGGAACACCAGCTTGATACAGGGCGCGCCCAATCAAACAACTTGGCTGGCCTTCATGCGCATAATGACATGTAAAATCAACGGGGTTGTATATATACTCTTCGTTCCCTTCAACTTCCCGCTCAAGCAGGTCGAGGGCGCGAACAGCATCAATCTCGATTGGCACACTCATGCAGACACCGCCTCCTCGTTCTCGCACAAACGTGCGTATGTGTTGTGGGCGGCAGCTAAGGCATTTCCCCAGGGCCGGTCGGCGTCTTGGAGATCCTGCGCAACAGAAAAAACACGTTGCGCCTCCGCAGTCATGTGCACATGATTAACGGCAAGATGTTCAACGGTGGAAGCTTGGCTGATGGCGCCAAGTTCATCTAGCTTAGTCAGGACATAAATCGGCACACCTGCTTGATGCAAAGCACGTCCGATAAGGCAGCTTGGCCGATCATCTTTTATGTAATGACAGAAACTATTTTCTTTTTCATCATATACGTAATCTTCGTGACCCCTGACCTCCTGTCGGAGCAGGTCGAGAGCGTAGTGCGAATCGATGTTAATTGTCATGGTAGTGTCTCCTTTGTGTGTAGGGCAGCGACTGTTGCTTGTCCTGGCTCCAGGCCGAGCTTCTCCGCCCATTTCTCGGCCTGTAGGGTCGTGGGGAATCCCCACACCACAATGTGACGGTCGCCCTCTTGGAAAAGGAGGGCGACCGTTGCTCTGTCTGCGAGCATTTCGTAGACCATGGTGTACGCCTCTTTTGCGGTGGCGGTATCCATGCCGAAATGCTCGGTTAAAGTGTTCAGTTCAGTTTTCGTAGGATTCATACCATTGATCCCACTGCCGCCTCCATTGTCTTCTTAATCTCGTGCCTGGTGGCGCCCTCAAGAAAGGCATGTACGCCAGCTTCAATCTGCGGCACGGTGGCATCGTGTGCGAAAGGTGGGAATCTGACTAGATGAGGGGCAATCCAGCCAATCTTTCGACTTGCCCACTCTTCAACATGTTGCATGTGGCTGTTTTCATCCTTTAGCAAAGGGAGGAGGTGAGCTGGTGATGTGTCTAGCGGGTATACCCACGTAACATCCTCAGCTACTTCCGCCATCCAGCCCGCCAAACACATTCCTGTCTTGCAGCGGTATTCATCTTGTTTATGGCGATCAGGGTTGGCCTTAATCGCTTCTAGTGCATCCAGCAATAGCTGGCCTGGATCACTCACGTGTGTTGCTCCTTTCTTTTCGCAGCTTCCGTCGTTCTCGTTCCGTCGTGCCGCCCCATACGCCATATCGTTCGTCATTTTCCAAGGCATATTCGAGGCATTCAGGCACGACTTCACATTGTTGGCAGATTGATTTGGCAGGTCGATTGCTCTCGCCTTTTTCGACAAACCACAACTCAGGATCCACTTGCGCGCACAAAGCCCGCTCCGTCCATTCTGGCGGAGCGGGCAATAGCGACTTTCCACTCACCCCGGCCACCCGGGGCGCTCGCTTAATCAGCATATGCCTCCGATTGTTCCTTAATGATGCGGATAGCATGATCCAAAATGGTGTCGTATGTAGGACATCCGCAACAGTCGTATCCCCCGGACATGCCACTTGTTTTGATAAGTGGCCGGATTTCCGCCTCAACCTGAGCTGCGATCTCCTCACACTTGCGGACCTCGTCGAGCTGCTCGATGCGAGCAAGTCTTTTGTTCAGGTCGACGAGGCGGGGCACTAGTTCGAGCTGACTTCGCAATCTGCGAACCTCGGCCAGTAAGCGGGGGGCAAGTTCGACCGCAAGGTTCGTAAGTTGAGATTTAGTTGGCTCGCCTGCCTCAAATGGCTCGGGGCCAGCGTTAGCGATAAGCTGCTCCAGCTCGGTCAGGCGCTCGTCGCTCATGGGCTCGCTCATCTCGCGCCTTCCCGCAGCCAGCGCGCAAGACGGGCGCATCCAGAGGCGTCTAGAAGCACTCCCGCCCTTCTCGTGATGTCTCGCTCGACCAGATCAGCAATTCGCTCGCGTTCTTCGGCCCGGATCTTCTTGGCAGCCTCCTCGGTGAGGAGGGGGTCTGGTTGGAAGTCGACAATTTCCTCATGGGACACCTGGCAAAAATAACCCGCTTCGTCGACGTACACGACGTCCTCCACACCGACGATCGCCGGTCGCCCCCTCTCATCGATGCCCAGCAGCGTCACGGTTCCCTTGGTCCCTGGAGGGGGTGGTTCGGGAGGGCGACTGTCAACGTCAACATAAATGTAGGAGCTGTCCCATCGAGCCACAACGAGGCCCTTCTCGCTATACCACAGAACGTTGCTTTTTTTGCGAGCAACCCCTTTCGTCCAAATGTCCGCCACCCTGGCCCGGACAAGGTCGCCTTTGCGTATTTCGCTGAAATCAACCGGCTTCCAGTTCTCCCAATTATCGTTTCGCACGTCTGCTCCTTTTCATTACTTGTGTGCATGTCCGCTTGCGCGGAAATGTCATTTGAACCGGGCGCCGCCCAGGCGGCGCCCATTCCTTGATTACAGGTTGCGGATGCTGTGTCAGCTCATCGTCGTACGACTTGCGCAGAAAATAACCCACGATCACGCACCCGACAGCCACGATCAGCAACACAGCGACTTCTAGGGCAACGAGATTCATTCCTGCCCTCGCGCCCGTCTAGCCAGAATCCTCTTGGCTTCACGAAGCGCACCATCAGCTTCCTTGGTGGCGCTTCGTGCTTTTTCGAGTAGTTGGACAACTGGATCTTTCAGGTGGATATAGTCGTCACTCTGACCCCACTGATTCGCCATTCTTCCTCTCCTACCCGGCCCACCATGGGCCGATTGGCAACATATAACCAACAAAAAACGCCGCCCCCGAAAGGGCGGCGGTCCAGATTTTCTCTCGTTCAGTCATCACCATCCTTCTTTTCGTTCCTCTGGTATTGAAAGATCTGGTTTGTGGTTGTGAGTTTCGTCGTGGCAATAGTCGACGTGCCACGTCTCCGGGTCACACATACAGAACCCCTTGTGAAAGGTGTGTGGGTACATTCAGAATCGAGTGGAATGCCTCCCCCGGGGGTCGCCACCAGGGAAGGGGGTTGGGGGATGCCTGCACCCCTCGCACACGCCCTTTGGCGCGGCATAAAAAACGGCAACCGAAGAAGGAACCTCGGTTGCCGTTTAATGAAGGGCTCCCCGCCCGAGGGCGGGGAGCGGCATTTTCTGGAGGCACGAACGGCCAGAGTACCTTGACCATGCCTCAATGAAGGGGCATCGCCACCAATGACGATGCCGACATAGCTAAAATACGACAGTTTCGTGGCGTTGTCAACGCTTGGCAACCGGGGCAAATGCACTTAAGCTATCATCAGCCCAGGTGAAGCCCCACTCGTCTCAGGCCGCATATTTTCGGAGGCAGGATGCCACCACAGCCCCCCGCACAACATGGCACACCGTCTCGGTGGAGGAGGGGGTGTGCCTGCTCCGCCTGCCGCCAGGCGCACATCGATGACGTCCGACAATGGCGTCGCCAGATCTCAATCGCCGCTATCGCCGAATGGGACAACCATATCATCGAGAACTTGCGGGCTGGCCAATCTATGAGCGACGCGACTCCTCCCCACATCACGCCAGCGGCGGTTTATGGCCGCATGAGGTGGGATGAGTCATTCGGCGTTCTCATTGACGCGGCCATGATGGAGGGCCGTCGCAAAGACATCTTACACGGCACGTCAATGGCGTACAGGTGGTTTCGATGTCGTTGCCCAGAATGCAGGGCAAGTAAACGTCGCAATCGATCACTGCGAAAATAGCCGCAGCCGGAAGAAGGGGGTCAAAAACCGGCTGCGGCCTAGGTGGCACTGTCCGGGGGGTGGGATTCCGGATAGTGCCGGAACAAGGGGAAACCTTGCTGACGCGATTCTAGCCGATCAGTCTTCCAGAAACCAGGGGTCGTCTGGTTGAACCACGAACACCGGCATATCGCTACGAGCGACGTCAACGATTACACCGTATCCACGTGCATAAGTGCGGCTAGTAAACCCAGCAGGGTCGCCATAGCCGCCCCCGGTAGGCCCGATATCGATTAGGTGCTCAGGGACATCGACGTAGTAAAGACATTTGGTGCCAGTGTGGTCCACTTCTTCAATCTCCCAGATTGACACGCGATCACCAGGATTGAAATCAGGTACTGACCACTTGGGACCGGAGGTGCGATCCATGTTCTGCGGCATTGCGGTCAGGGTTGCTTCCATAGAAGCCTCCTTTCTTTTGTCTGACGTTCGGGGCAACGGTCGTCCTTCGATGGACGACCGTTGCCCCGAACATTAGGAGATGCGCGCCAGGCTGCGCGCACCGACGACGTTCCCTTGGTCGTCCCGAATGAGCTCGGCTGGGACGACGAGATCACGTCGTTCAGGGAGGGCCATAGCGACCGGGCGTGACACGATCAGGTATACGCCCTCAGAGGGGGCCGGGAGGTTCTGAATTTCTTCGGCCTTCTCCTCTTTCATGTGGGTGAATAGTCCGCCAGAAAAACGGACGTATTCGGATGTTTCCACGACGTCCATGCTGATCCGGGCCGGGTGAGGCTCGGGATCAATAGTGAACAACGCGATTTCATCGTATGGGTCGACGAGGAACAACTTGACTCCATGCGGCGTCAGGTTGCGCACCTGGTTCGGTCGAGTCACGGTGACCTTCCACCGTGACAGATCTTCGTCATAGTCCACCCACATGGGCAGACCCGTTATGTCGTACATGACAGGTCTGTCGGCCTCTTCAGTGCAGATCCAGCCATGCCAATAGCCGATTGGCTGGACCTGGTGTCCCCAACGTCCCTCGGTGTCAAGAGTGTTAGAGACAATGGTCATTCGTTTCTGTGTAGTCCACATTTGGACCTCCTTAGATTGGTCTGCTTTACGTGCCCGCCAGGGACTCGCACCCTGGTGTGTGCTGCTCGGGCATAGGTGGTTCATTCGGTCTGCTCGGGGAGCCCGCGAAGACCGAATGAATCGCGCAGGTACGCCACCAGATTCTCCACAGCGTATGGCTCTTCGGCCCGTGGATGGGGAACGATGAAACGCTCGTCTTCATCGTCGCCACCGACGCCGACGCCGACCGTGACGACGCCATCGGTAACCACGGCCGGCCATGTGGACCAGCCGGGAGTCTCTAGCCCGTCAGCGATCATGTCGGGATTGATGCCCTCATCGACCAGGGCTGCGCGCACTTGTTGAAATCGAGTCATGGTCCTCCTCCTTCACTTTGCTTATTACGTCTTGGCGAACAGCGTGACGGCCGTCCCAGGCGGACGGCCGTCACGCTGTTCGTTAGGCGCGCTTATTTGTCACAACTCGGGCATAGACACCCGAGTCCTGGTCCCAGTCCCAGGCGGATATGCGGCGCCATCCGTGCTCAGCGAGCACTTCGTCGGCGGCGTCCTCCACGAGGTCCGATTTGTCCGGATCATCGATACGCACTGGCAGTTCGGTCGCGGCCATGGCTGCCGTCAGGCCATATCCGCCGTCAGGGTCATCCTGGGTGACCTGGATGTCGCAGTGCTCGCCATGTACCGTGTCGGCGAGGAGGCCGATGCTGGCTGTATATGTTGCACCCTCGATTGTTTTCATAGAACTTCCTTTGTTTATCAGGGTTCGTTCTTGACGGGTGTAATATGTACGATTCGTCCACGTCCGTCATATTCGACGTGCAGAGGTACGCCTTGGTACTCAGAGTTGGTGAACCAGTACACTAGCGCCGCGTCCGGCGCCGTGGTGGCACTTGTGCCGTCTGTAAAACCCACGCGGTAGCGTGGGTTCCCGTTTGTGCTGTTCTTCAACCGTTCCAGATAGTCAATGGTTTTTGTCTCCATGATGATTACTCCACTTCTGCGGTCGGATCGTTCTCGAACATCTGGCCGTTTTCCTCAAGCTCGGAGAGCCAATCAGCGAAGCCAACGCGATACGCAGTTGGATCCACTTCCCGCAAAACGCGAGAGGCGGCATATTCCAGCTCCCCAAGCCTGACGGTTCCGTGGTTCTCGTCGAGCATTTTTTCGTATTGTTCTTCAAGCTTGTGTTCCTGAATCTCGTTGCCGTCGGCATCGTAGTAGGTTGTCATGGTGCTATCCTTCCATGGAGTACGGACACTTGGTATGCTGTTACAACCTGGCACGGGTGACAAGAGGCCATACGCTCGGGAGGGCGGAGGCCTGGCGATCGTTCCTGCGATGCCACCCGTGCCAGCTTCTGAGGTACAGCCCTCGACATGCCCAGAGTCTAGTCATGAACGTGCCGAGGGGGAATGGGGAGAGACGACACCCTCACCCCCGTTCGAGAGGGTGTCGTCTCGGATTAGGCCAGCATGCACCGCGTAGCAGTGACTATCCAGTAGTCGCCACACGTGCAGCGTGGCTTGCGTCCGACTTTCCAGTCCTGAGTGGTGAGTCGGACCACGGAGAACGTGAAGCCATCTTCTAGGCGACGACGTACCGCACTAAGTGCGACCATGTCGCCACGCCAGGAGGCAAGAGTGTGGGCATGATGTGTCCTTTCGGGGTCTATGTGACGCGCGCCTGGTCTAGCGGACTGTCTCCTGAGTGATCGGGATCGTGAATTCTATGGTTTTAACCACCCCGCTGCCCGTGATAGCGACTCCAGGGGTGGAGTCACTCATGTAGTCACGCGGGATTCCCGCGTGACGCATGGCGTTGCGCACGCGGATGTTTGCTTTGGGGTCAGTGAGCGCGAGACGCGCCACCGTGTCCCATGAAGGGCGTGGTGTGACAATGTGGCGCGGCGTGATCTCCGGCACGCGGTATTCGCCGTCGCCGTCACGCTTGACACGAAAGCGAAAAGTGATGTTCATAGTCACATCTTCCTTTCCTTGATGTGTCCCTTCTGGGTTGGCTAGTAGGCCAAGAAAGGCCACGCACTCAAAAGTGCGTGGCCTAACCAAGCTCACTAGTTGTCGCGTCGGCCGAGCCCTTCACGAGCTATGACGACCATTTGGTGATCGTCGGATAGTGCCGAGTCTGTGTGAGAGTACAGCGCGCCCATTTGTGCGATAATGGCATCTGCCTTAGCCGCCATATTCCAGCGACCAATTACGGGGTCACCTTCAACGGTGATGCGATAAGCGGGCGTGCCGTCGAACATGGTTGTTATCTCAACGTATGTGCGCATGGTTTCCCCTTTTTGTGCCGTTAGCGCAATTCAAAAACTTCCGTCTTCAGTACCTCCCATTTGGAGGCAATATCGGGATTTAGGATGCTTGCAGGATGAAGGTCGTCGAAATGTTCACTACATGCGTACGCGTCCACGTATTCGGTTTCTGTCATGGGCTGCGTGGGCGTGCTGCCTGGTAGATCACGACCAATCGTGATCTGGACGTAGTAATTTGCGCGGTTTGGGATACCGCAAGTGCAAGTGTGCATGGTTTCCCCTCTCTCGTGCCTAGCGGACATGGCAAGGGTCCGACCCCCGAAAAGGGTCGGACCCTCACTGCGAGCGCTAGAAACTGGAGCTGGGCACAAGCACGCGATTGACAACGTGCTTTCCGTACTTGTCTTCTCGCAAAATCATGATCGTGCGGTTGGGTGGGCGGAAGGTTGTATCGTGCTCCACCTGCCAGGTGTTCCCGCCCAGCTGACGCGCCAGACCGGAAAGTGTGCGGAAGCGAAAGTGTCGAATGTGACCGTGGTTTGTGCGCGCTGTCTTCATGGTTCCTCCTTACTTGGTGCTTCTAGCTGGCCACGGCAGCACACACCGAAGGTGTGCGCCACTGAAACCGCTAAAAGCGCCAATTCTTGACGGGCAGGACCACGAGTGTGTGGTCGTGCCCGTACACCTGTACATGCTCGTGACAGGCGGGGAGCGCCTGTCCGTTGTCGATCATGTACCCGGCTCTCTCGGTGCACCATATGCACCGAGAATCTTCCGGCACTGATGCGACATAGTCGGCGCGGTAATCTCGGTACGCGCGCCACCGCGCGTCGTTGTGGTTGATCCCACGGACGACAGCGGGTATGCGGCGTCCGTTTCTCGTGATCATGAATCCTGATTCGTACTCGAACTTCAAGTCGGATAGCGTCACTGTCTTCATGACTCCTCCTTTGGTGTTGCGCCTAGCGGACATGGCAAAGGGTCCAGCTCTGGAAAGAGCTGGACCCTCACTACGAGCGCTAGATTGTCTCACCTTGGTGCAGGTCGTCTCCCCAGCACGTGTCGCAGCATGATTGGCCGTAGGGGTCTAGCCGCGTGTCGCGGCCTTCCTCGTCGAGTTCCGCCGTGTACTCAGCACGACAACGACGGCATTCTTGTAGCATGATGATCTCCTTTCTCGTGACCTAGCTGCCCATGGCAGCGGCCACCACGAGGTGGCCGCCACTAAAGCTAGACGGGCCACCACTCAATCACGTCGCTAGGCTCGCGAGCGTGGAGCGCTACGTGATCTGCACACGCGGGGTCGCCATTAATTGTCGCGATGGACTTACGGTCACACCAGCAGCACAAGCAGCACATTGTCTCCCCTTTCTCTTGTGTTGGCCTAGTAGGCCATCGCAAGGGAGCGGCTTGAGCCGCTCCCCACGAAAGCTCACTAGATGCGGCAATACACGCAATCGCACCCCATGAGAGATGCGAGCTCGTTGCGACCATGAAAGCGGTAGGTGTTCACGGGGTCGGAAGGTTGAAGAGTGATCGTGCCAATGTCGCCGCTAGAGTCGAGCGTCTCGACAATGAGACGCCGAGTGGCAACCTGACTACATACGCTTGTGACCGACATCAACTCGTCCCAGTTGGCATCTTGCACTAGCAGAGTGTCGCCTGGTTCGATATGCGTAGCGTTGACGATCATGGCCTTTCTCCTCTCAGTCAGGAAAGCCACGCGAGCATGGCGCTCGCGTGGCCATCGAAAGCGAGAGAGTCAAGGGTGAGCCACCACATTCACACGGGTACTAGCACTGCATATCTGTCACGCGTGCTGCCGTCGTCATCACGACGATGCCAGCCTTCGCGACAAGTGAGAGACGGGATGCCTCCACCGTTCTCTCGCGCCCGTTTTAGCGTGGGTGAATAGTCCGCTATTGAGTTGGCACTTTGAAGTTGTTTTTCTGTGTGCCTTGCGATGTATCCATACTGTCGCACCGTGCACGGCATGTCAACACACAACACAAAAAATCTTGAAAGTCGATTGTACGCTGCGTCGATGGTGCGACGAGTGGCGTGTGCGTGCACGCAACACAAAAACGATCACTGCTGCTGTGCATATTACGACGGCGTGTAGTACTACGGTAGGTAGTAGGTCAGCGTCCGCTTCACACGGTCACGAATTGGTCAAACCGTTGACCACTTGACCACATTTTCGCGCGTGATCGCGCATTGCGTGCGCACGTGTGCGCATGTGCCGATATGGATCTTGGGTGACCGCATATGGGCAGGTCAGACGTAGTTTTTCAGTTGAACAACCACCTGCCGTGACGGTTGTCATGACCATCTGTCACAGGCTTGACAAGCATTGTGCGTGTCATGACAGATGGTCATGACAACTATCTTGACCCCCGGTTGTTAAATCCGCCGATCATCAAATAACCTGACCACGCTCACGCATCTCGGCTAAACTCCGTGTGTCCCACATCACTCGCGAAGGACTTTGTAAGGCCGTGTGGAGATCGATCATCTCACATCATGAGAAATAATACGCAAATTAGGCAGATTTTTGGGCCGAATCAAGTTTGGACGGGTGTTATACCTATGAGGGGCAAGAACAAACACGGACACCAAGCACTAGGAACTAAACACCAGGTTCCCGGTTGAGAGCCGCCCTTTAGGGGCGGCTCTCCCGGGGGTGCTGGAAACGTAAATTAAGCACTTAGTTCTTAAGGAGAGACGGCCCCTGAGGGCCGTCTCTCACAAGTGCTTAATTTTTAAAAACTGCTCCTTGGTTACCCCAGCTCACCTTCGTCGCTACGGCCGCTGAGGCGGCCTTCGCTCCTCGGTGAACTACCCCAAACACTTTGCCGAGAAACCACGCCCAACTCTGCCTAGGAGGTCGCATGTCCAAGGCGACCTCGAACAACTTCTTTCCGAACGAGGTCCATGGCGAAAAATCGAAGAACTTGAAGGAGATCCGTCAAGGACCTCGTGGGGGCAAGGGAACGGCTGATAGAGCGAAAAAGGAAGTCCTTCGCCTTCTCGCCGATGGTTACAAAATTAATGACGCCCTCACTGCTGTTGGTCGCTCCCGCAAGGCATACGACTACTGGCGCAAGATTGATCCCGAGTTTCGCGAAGAAGCGGATCGGATCCGGGGCCGGAGATTCCGCAAGGACGAAGGGCCGAAAGAGGTGCCGGATTTCGAGGAGTTCTGCGAAGAGTACTTGGGGCACAAGCTCTTCAGGCATCAGCTTCAGTGGTACGACATTCTGGAAGGTCGCGAACCTCGCGATCTGACCGATGCTCAAACTTACACCCTCGGCTCCGAGCCAAACCTGCTGATCTGCAACACTCCGCCGAACCACGCCAAATCAACAACCATCACGGTTTTCTACACGCTGTGGCGGATCCTGAAGGATCCGAACACGCAGGTGGTCATCATCTCCAAGAAGGAGGCGATGGCCAAGAAGTTTCTGTTCCAGATTAAAGATTTGCTCGTTTCTCGCTCATACCAAAAGCTTCAGGATGACTTCGGTCCCGCCGAGGGCTTCGAGAAGACGAGTCCGATCTGGTCGTCAACACAGATTTACTTCGGACCAGAGCTTCGTGACGTGAACGCGAAAGACCCCACGGTCGAGGCCGTGGGGTTGGGCGGGACTATTTACGGTGCCCGTGCTGACCTGATCATCCTCGATGACGTCATCGCCACGGACAACGCTCACGACTTCGAGAACCAGATCGACTGGATCACTCGAATGGTGTTGACGCGCCCGACCGAGCACGGACGCGTGCTCGTGGTCGGGACGCGCGTTGCACCGGTGGACTTGTACGGCGAACTCATGTCGCCGTCACGCTATGAAGATGAGCGAGCGCCGTGGACGTATTTCGCCCAACCGGCTGTGGAGCGTTTTGCTGAGGACCCAAAGGACTGGGTGACATTGTGGCCCCGGTCGAACATGTCCAAGCGGGGAGCAGCGACCACACCCGATGAAGATGGGCTGTTCCCGGCGTGGGATGGCCCCGCTCTCGCGAAGATGCGAGAGCGGTTGAAGACCAACCCGAACGCGTGGAGCCAGGGCTATCAGCAGCTCTCGGTGTCCGAGGATTCGATCTTCAAGCGGGAGAAGGTTTACGCCGCCGTTAATGGCATGCGTAAGGTTGGCCCGCTGTATGCGGGCCATGTTGGCCACCCGCCAGACGGCATGGACGGTAAGGCCGTCATTGCTGGCCTGGATCCGGCTTCCAGCGGTTTCACTGCTGCTGTAGTGGTGGCCATGGACCGGCGCACCGGCAAGCGGTGGTTGTTGGACGCGTACAACAAACCAAACACCACACCAGACCAAATTCGCGACTTGTTAGTCGGTTGGGCTCGCCGCTATGGCGTCACCGAGTGGCGCGTGGAAAAGGTTCTGCTATCCAACTGGATCCTCCAGGATCAGCAACTGATTCGTGACCTCGCCAACATGGGGTGCTCGATGCGCGAGCACATCACCAACGCCAGTACCAAGTGGGATGAAGATGGCGGGATCCTGTCGCTAACGTCGCTCTTTGACGGCGACAGGCCACTGCTTGATATTCCGTCGACGCAGTACGAGGTGATTCGCACGATGTGCGAACAGTTCGTCACCTACCAGCCGAAGACGAAAAACCCGACTGACCTCATTATGGCGCTGTGGTTTGTCGAAGCACGTCTCCGTCAACTGGTGCTGCAATCCGAAGGCAGCATGTTTGTCAACTCTGCATGGACGACTCAAGAGCAACTCAACGACCAGATGGTCGTTGATTTCAGTCAGATCGACGGCCAGCTTGAGGAAATCTATATACCAAATCGCTGGGGAAGCTCGTGGACATATTCCAAGATTACCGCGACCTAAAGGCGCAATTCCAAGACCGGGATGAGCGACACCGGCAGGTAACTGCCGTGCGGCGTGGTGACGTGGAAGAGGTCATGCCGGGAGTTTTCCCGAAGAACTGGCCTCATCCGATTACGGCAAACGTCCTGGAAACGGCGAGCCGTGATTTCGCCGAAATGCTTGGCTCGTTGCCGCAGGTATCATGCCAGCCGACCAAGTTCACCTCGCATCGCGCGAAGAAAAGCGCTGATGTTCGCACCAAGATAGCGCTTGGCTATATTGAAGATTCGCGCCTTCAGCCGCAGATGTATTCCGGCGCCGACAGTTTCTTCTTCTACGGCGCCATGGCGTTCATTGTCGATCCCGACTTCGACATCATGAAGCCAACAATTCGGGTGACGTCAACAGCCAATTGCTATTACCTGCGTAACTTCAAGGGTGACGTTGCCGCGTTTTATCAACGCTGGTATGAGACCATCGACTGGCTTGTTGCGAAGTTTCCGGAACACAAACACAAAATTAAAAACCAAGATGCTTTTCACTTTGGTGAGCATGGCTCGACCATGCTCGAAGTGGTCAAATATTACGGCCCCCAGTCGTGCAAAATTCTGTTGCCAGATCGCAATCTGGTAATCCGGGACAGCCCCAACCCCCTAAACAAGACGAACGTCTATATTGCTGAACGGTATCGCTGGGACGGGGAGCAGCGTGGGCAGTTCGACGACGTTGCCTGGACGCAGATGGCGAAGGCACGCACCGCCTTGTACGGCATGGAGGCCAGCGACCAGGCGCTAAACGCGCCGTGGGCGCTGCCTGAGGATGTCACCACGGTCTCACTGGGGCCGCGCTCGGTGATGCGTTCGCGGGAGCCGGAAAAGATCGGCAGGGTTCCGATCAATATGCCCCCCGAGGCATATTCGCAGCAAGAGTTTCTGGCCGGTCAAGAACGCATGGGCGCCCGGTATCCCGAAGGGATGACCGGCAACCTTGATGCTTCCGTCATTACCGGCCAAGGTGTCAATGCTCTCCTGAGCCAAGCCAACCTGCAAGTCAAGGTCGCTCAGGAGCTAGTGGCGATCGCGTTGCAGGACGCGATCGCGCATGCTTTCGAGATGGATGAGGTCTTTTGGCCTGATTCGCAAAAGACCACCGAAGGCGCCACCGAGGGGGCGCGATTCGCTGTACGGTACACGCCTGCGAAAGACATCAAGGGTGACTACAGCGTTTCCGCAACCTACGGTTTTGCGTCTGGGCTTGATCCCAACCGAGCCCTGGTGTTTATGCTTCAGCTTCGGGCAGATGGAAATCTCTCCAAAGATACGCTCATGCGTCACATGGGGCATCTCTTTGGTGTAGGCGCCCAGGAAGAGCTGGAGCGCGTTGATGCCGAAGAGCTGGAGGCCGCGCTGAAGCAAGGTTTGTTTCAGTTGGCATCATCGATTGGCAATCCCGAGATGGCTGGCATGGGCGTGGACCCGCGTTCGGTTGTGCGTCAAATGGCGCACGTGATTGAACAGCGCGAAAAGGGCAAGCCGCTGCATGACGCCATTCTCGAAGCGCTGGACTTGCCTGACGAGGAGTTGAATCCCCAGGCGCCCCAACAGGGTTCGCCTGGAGGCGATGAGGAGCTAATACCTGGAATGCCGCCTCAAGGCGGCTCGCCGGACCTCAACATGATTATGGCGGGACTCACTCCTGGCGGAAATCCTAATTTGCAATCAACGGTCTCCAGGCAGCAACGAACAACAGGAGGCTAAGTGGCAATGCGCAAAGCGGGGTCCGGCTCGGGCCGGTCCCGTAAGAACAATTCGACACATCGCGTTCTTGGGCCAACGCCCTATTTTCGCAACCTGAACAAAAGTGGCCGTGCGTTGGGCCGAACGCCTGGCGCTCGTTTTAGTCGACGGAGGAAGTAATGGCAACTGGCCCTACGTATGTTGGTGGAAAGACTGGGCAGATTGGCCCGGAAGATCTTGGCGAACTCGATCTCAGCGCTTCGGATGCTGCGCTTGTCAGCCTCCTGGAGGGCCTGGCTAATCTGGGAATTGTCGAGTACACCACGGTGTAATTTGCTGTAGCGGGCCACCTCCGATGTAGCCGTTGAGGTGATTTGTGCGCCCGCATAGGGCCTGTAGGCGATCGCCGTGACAGGCAAACGCTGGCCGCCCATTCCCCCGTTATGGGCGGCCAGGATTCGGGGGTGGATGGCGTCGACCGTCTGCGAAAACCGCATGCGGACCAGGCGGGACAGGAGTTCGAATCTCCTCACCTCCACCAAACATCTTTGGAGGGTATGTGTGCAATAAAGGCGACTGTGAACAGTGCCGTTATATCGGAAGCTTGAAAGACATCGCCAAAGAAAGCGACGACCAAAAATTGATGGGCCGCGCCACCCACATGCAAGACCAGCACGAGGCGGAGCATGAGCATGGACGATGACGAAATTGGTGAAGAGCTGGACGAGGCCCAGGATTCTCTTTACCACCCCTGTCAGTGGTCGTGGACTCTGTGGGCAGGGCAGCAATTTGACAGCATCGGAAACATCTTCGACAACATCGGCACGATGTTTCATGACACCACAATCATGCTTCGCCAGCACTATCGCTGGAAAAAGGAACGCGAACATTTGATGTCCGATGGCCTACGCGAGATCCGACAACTAACGGGGGAGTAAATGGCTCAGCATGGTGGATACCGCGAACCCGAGCAGGCCGCCGCTGTAAGCGGTCCTGGCGCGCTTGCTCGTCGCACCGACGGGCCAATGCGTGGCTCTGGCCCCGTGGTTCCCGGCGAAGTCGCGGTTGATGACATGCGCGAAGCTGGATCCGGGGGCGACCAGAGGGGTCACCCGCAGGTTGACACGTCGTCCATCGTGCCACTTGAGGCCGAAAGCCAGCATCCGGAAATGCCAGTCACATCGGGCGCTCAGTTCGATCCGAACGAGCGGCCACCTGGCGCTGACGAAGACGTGCTCATGGTCGGTCAGCATTTACAACTATTCAAGCGCCTGGCGTCAATGCCTGGCACGAGCAACGCTACACGTCAGATGGTTCGGCAACTGGAAGGACAACTGAGGCAATGAGTCAGCGGGATTGGTGGCTAGAGCGCACGGGGCGCGCAGCCGGAGCCACGTCGGGGCGCACGAGTCGCGAACCCGATTATGGCCTGGCGGCGGATGTGGGCACCTCCACCATTCCTTCGCCGCAAGAGCATGATCAGGTCGTCAACTCGATGACGACGATGGTGGATGTTCAGGATCGTGCCGAAATTGCCCGGCAAAATTTGATGCAGATTCACCAGACCATCACTGAGGCTGGTCGTCAAATCGGGGAGAACAAGGGGTGGGAAGCCCCAAGTTGGCTCGGCCCCCTCCAGGGGGCCGCCACGTGGACTGGTCGTGCGTTCGGCAAGACCGCTGATGCCGTTGGAACCGGCATCAGCGGTGGCTGGAAGGGGTTGCAAGCTGGCTCGCGCTGGCTGGGGGAGCGCATCCTCGGAGAGGATGCCAACTCAGCCCTGAACAACGCTGTGGACAGCGCCTACGACACGATGGGCGATGCCGGAACTGCCTTCTGGGATGGCTACACTCACACAGCAGAAATCATCGATCGGTCGCTGTCAACGGCTGTTCTGTCTGGAACTGTCGCTGATGAACGTGGCTGGGACCCGCTGGCTCGCTTCTCGCCAGAAAACATCGGTGAAGCCTGGGAGCTCAGCGAGAACGTAACCGCCGGGCAGGCATTAGTCGACCCGATTTGGCTCGAAGACGACCTGTTTTCAAACGCCACTGATGAAACCCTTGAAGCATACCGCGAAGGTTTCGACGAAATGGGCAGGCCACTCGATGCGGCCTACCAGGAAGTGCGCGACGAGAGCGCGTTGTATAACATCTCTTCCGGTGCGCTTGATTTCATCAAAGCCTTCTACTTCGACCCAGCGGTCATCGCCGGTAAGGGCATCAGCGTTGCTCGCGGTGTTTACCGTGGCGATCTGGCCAACATGACGCGGCGCCAGGAGCGCCGCATGACCGAGATCGTCACCGCCTCCCCACGGCGCTTAGAGCGCATGCACGTTCGCCGCACCGACATCGCGGGCCAGCGTGCGCTGGCGCTGCGAGAGCGCATTAACAACCTTGCTGACGAAGTGCGCGCAGGCTCGCTGGATGAGACCGATTTGATTCGTCGCGAGCAGGCGTTTGCGATGCGTCCTGACTCGGCTGCCGTGTTCGCGGAAGCGGCTCGTGCTAAACGCATTGACACGCGTACGGGTGAGTTCCTTAATGAGCATGACGACGAGCTGTTCCGCGCATTCCTGGGTGTTTCACTAGGAGATCAGCGAAGTATTGACAAGCTTATGTCGCGCGGACGTCGCGGTCAGGAGCTTGTCGAGGATGTTGCCCGCATGGGCACGACCCGCAACAACACGCTAGCCGAAGTAGCTCGCGCCTCTGAGGAAGAGGCGCTTCGCATTGGCGATGAAATCTCTAACCTCGTCACCAACTCTGGCGGTCGGCAATTCCGGGACGTACGGGTTAACCGCAACAGGGGGCGCCTGAATGTCGTTGGTGACGGCGAGAAGTCGTTCGATCTCGTAGGCCAGCGTGTGGTGTGGGATACGACTCCACAGGGCGTCACGTCTGAAGCCACCAGGCAACTGCGGGACACCATCCAGGCGCGCGCCCTTACGGCGCGCGAGTCGGCTGAGTGGGCGACAGACTTACGTACGCGCCTGGAGCGATTCACGGGCTATCACATGTGGCTCGATGATGTGACGCAAAAGGCTGCGGAGTCGCCTCTGCGACTGGTGCCTGGTGCGGGACGATCAGCCCCTAATCGCCTGCTGGATCGCCGTTCAGAAGCTCGGATCGGTTTGATGACCGATCCGGCACAAAGTGATGTACGCACCAGCATCTTCCGGCCCAACAAGGCCAATAACGTAGGTGCGTCGATTATGAAGCCAGCCCCTGGCTGGATTCGTCGTCGCCCCGGTGTACTCGACCTGCATCGGCCAGATGAAGGTTTCAAGTCGGTTGAACGCTATTTCGATCAGATGCGGGTCTACGCTGGCGTGGGGGCAATCCAGTCGCACATGGGTGTGGAGCGGTTTGAGGCTTTGCAGCGCAGCATGTCTAATCGCATGCTGCGGGCCAACAACGACGTCGAGCGTCGTCGCGTTGCTGAAGAAATAGACGCAGTTGGCGTCGAACTTGTTGCCACCAAACATGGCTTAACACCGCAGCAAGCTTTGATAATCGCTCGCGACCTCCAGAATCGCAAGCAACAGCTCTGGGGCGACATTGAGCGCCGATACGTCGAGACGCGCGGGCGGGACGCCGATCCAGATGCCCCGATAGGGCAAATCGAGGTCAGTGATGGGTCTGACCTCGTGATGATGGACATGCCGCTGTCGGTGACGCAACTTAAAAATCATCACTTCGGCACCGACTTGAGGGCCTTGGATTCACTGTTGCAACGCCATTCTGGCGGCATCCGCAACCTCCTTGGTGAAGGCGGGGATGCGGCTACGCGAGCACTTGAATACTTCCATATGTACTGGAAGCCCTCGGTGTTGTTCCGTCTCGGATACCCCATTCGGAACATTTCGGATGATGGTGTTCGCGCCCTTTCAATGGCCGAACAGCCGTTCACGATGATCGGCAATATGGGTATTGGTGCTGCCCAGCTCATGGCGCGTGCTGGAAAGCGAGTCGCAAACTATGGTCGTGTCCCGCTGAACGTTTATGACCGCAAGCGGTGGCAGGGTCGCAACCAGGATGTTGTGAAGGGCGTCGACCCATCGGCAGCTAGAGTTGATGATGTGCGCATGCGCTCGATTGACGAGCGCACCGAAGGCGTGGACGCTTACGAACGGACCTTGCTGCACGCTCAAGCCAACGGTCGTGCACGCGGCAAGGTCCGTAAACCGTCCATCGTAGGTAGCATCGAGCGTTGGCTAAAAGACGATGACACGTTCGCGTTCGACGCTGCACGCAGCAAAAAGGTCAACGCCAACAATGTTCATGACTTCGGTCTTTCCGATGCCGTGACGATGAGCAGCCGCCCCACGGCTGCTCAGATTGCCCGGTTTGCTCGGGAGCACTCAGATCGTCTTTCGCATCAAGACGGCGCGGTACTTGTGCAGAAGACATCTGATGGTTGGCGCATGACCGTGGGGCGTCAGGGTGCCAAATGGAAGCCTATCGATCAGGTGACTCCGCGTGCTATGACAAACCGCGTCAGCATTTGGACGCGCCAGGACGAGGAAGTCGAATTTGGTGCGCCCGGTGAACCGGGCGCCGGTGACATGTTCGTTCCGCTGTCGTCGTCAAGCGAAGATGCCTGGAAGCCACTCGCGTTTGGGGGAGAGCTGAACGCGGCGCAGGTTCGTGGCGAGATTATGCGCGGTCGTCGTACACAGACGGCCGATGGTCGCGGGCATGCTGAATTGGCGTCGGAAATCATCAACAGGGAGATCCTTCCTGACCCGATTATCCGCCGTTATTTGGATTCTGAAACGACTGACGATTTTGTTAAATGGCTTCGTTCCCCAGAGGGGCGTCGTCAGGGTCGGCGAGTGCCACACAAGGCGGCCAACCCGCAGAAGTGGACCGATGAGATTGAGCAAATGCTCAACGATCTCTTGCCAGACGAAGCGCTGCGACAGAAAGTGCGCGCTGGCCAAAAGATTGACTCAGATGAGATCTGGCTACGGATGCAAGACAATCCGAGTAGCGTACCGGGATATCTTGACGAACGAGCCATTCAGACGGTCTTCGGCAAAGGGCCACAGGCTGGACTGGTTACTCGGCTGGTCAACAAGATCTACGACGCTCTGGCGGTTATGCCCACTGACATGGTGGCGCGCCAACCGTTCTTCCGGGACCAATATAAGGCCCGGTTGCGGCGCATCGTGGATTCGGCCGACGAGGGTCGGCCGAGCGGCGAGGTTATGGAATTCGCCGAACGCCAAGCCCGAGAGTATGCGTTGGGCCAAGTTCGTCGGTACTTGTTCTCGTTGGCCGACAGCACGGACCTAAACCACATGTTTAGGTTTGTGTCGCCGTTCATGGCTGCATGGCAAGAAACTATGGCCCGGTGGGCCACCATCGCCATGGAGCGACCCCACAACGCCTTCCGCGTGTGGGGTCAGGGCTGGCAAAGCTTCGATGAGTTGTTCTTTCTCGAATTCGTTGATGATGAAGGCCGGAATAAAGACGATCCGGATCACGGCGACCTGAACAATATCATTATCCCCATGCCAGATGGGGTGAAGGATGTTGCTGGTTTGCTGCCAGGAATTGATCGAGAATCCTTGCAGTATCTCGATGGGGTCAACGTCAACAAGAACAGCCTGAATGCCATCATGCAGGGCAACATGCCTTGGATGGTGCCAGCCGGTCCTCTTGTGCAGTTTCCGGTAAGTGAGCTGTATAAGGAGAAGCCATGGCTGGTTGATGAGAACGCCTTTTCGGAGTTCACTCATAAATGGTTGATGCCTGTTGGACCAACAGACATTTACGACATGATTATGCCTGCTGGCTGGCAGCAGTCAGTGCATCGCTGGATGGCTGGCGTTGAGGACCCCGTGTTCCAAAGCTTTGCCGCTAACTATCATCGAGCACGCATTCATGAATGGCGCTCGAATGGTCAGGTTGGGCCGGAGCCCTCGGAGTCACAGTCGACGCAAATGGCACAACAACTACAGTTGTTCCACGCCATGGGCCGTTTCGCGTCACCGGGCTCGTTCACCCTTGAGACTGGGGTACCGAGCATGAACGAATCGGCGTCGTTTTTCATTCAGGCGGCTCGCCGGATCCGCGATGAAAATCCAAACGCGTCAGAAGGTGAGCTTCTGACGCTCTTTGCCGAAGAATATGGTGAAGATGCCTGGGTTTGGTGGAGCGGCACCAGCGAGAACGGCACCGGCCTTCCCGCTACGTCGGATGCAGTGAAGGCTTACGAAGCCAACAAGGACGTCATTGAGGACAATCCTGATCTCGCGTTGCTGTTCACTGGAATGGATGTGTTTAACGGCGACTATACCTACGAGTCGTATCTACATCAGCAAGATTCCGGTCATCGTGAACGCATGAGTGGCCAGGAAGTGATTGCTGAATCAGAACGTGCTCAAGGTTGGGCTGAATATAACCAGTTCGACCAGGCCATCAAGCAAGAGTTGGTGGCCAGGGGCATCACTGATGTGAACGTCAGTGGTGAAGAGGTCGCTGGCTCAATTCAGCGAACAGGTGCTGAGGACCTGCAACTGGCCAAGCAGCGATTCGTCTCCCATCTCAAGCAGAAGTACCCGGGCTGGGAAGAGGACTATTCGGCGTTTGACACTGGCAAGGGGTACCGCACGGTCAACCAGGTACGCCAGTTGATTGACGAAGGGCGCGCCCCCAATCCAGAGTATCGGCCCGACTGGGCCGGTATCACCGAGTACCTTCAGCTCCATGATGCTTTTGCGGCAGAACTGGATGCCAGATCGATGATGGGTGGCTCCCGCAACATTGAGGCACAGGAGAATCGTGATCTGGCAGTTGCTTGGGAAGCCGCTATCGCGGATTTGACGAGCCGCAACCTTGAATTTGCTGATGTGTATTCAAGGTTCTTTGAGCGCCACAAACTAACCATGGGATCTGGATAATGTCTCTTTTTGTGCAGGACCAACTCGGCGGCGGCGAGTTGGCCACCAACAACCCGCTGCTGGAGCAGTGGACAACTGGCGTGAGCCAGGGGACCGCCCCGGGCGGTCCTGGGGGGCGTTTCCAGGAAATGCGGGAGTACTGGCAGAGGCGTCGGCAGGAAATCCAGCAGATGCTGGAGCAGTCCGGCGCCTCTGGCCTGTTCCCTGGTCCCATGAGAAACTTGGTTGAGCATGGTCAGGCTGGGCCACCGCAAGATCAAAGCTTGCGGCCTGGGCCAATGGCCGATCTCATGGGGCAATCAACCCAGCACGAGGGTCCGCCCTTGCGGCCCGAGGTTGAACCGTCCACTACCGGCACACCGCCTGAGCTCGATGCTGCTCGTTCGGAGTTCGCCGACGAGCAAAAGCGTTTGCGTGATTTGACGCAACGCATTCTTGGGCTTGACCGGGATCCCACACCGAGCGAAGTAGCTGAGGTGTGGAACCTGGGCGTCGATCAGATGGAGGCTGCTGACGCGGTTGGCGCTGACCCGATTGATCCGTGGCATTGGATTGAGCAGGAAGCTGCCAACGCAGAACTTGAGCGCGAAGAAGCCGAAAAGGCTGAACTTGAGGTTTCTCGTGACATTCAGAAGGTTATTTCACTGACGGACCCTGATACCGCTGGCACGGTTATTCGATCTGCCATGCAGCGAATCCTCCGACGTGACCCGTCGGAGGAAGAGGTCCAAGCGTTCGTTGAGGCACTCAACGAGAAGGAACGTGGCTCGCCACAAGTGACAGAGCGCACCGTGACGCCTGGCGAGGATGGCGAGGCAACGGTTACGGAAACCACCCAGGAGGGTGGTGCTCCACAACCTGGCGAATTTGCCGAGATGTTCATCAACGATGAATTCCGCGATGAAGCCGATATTCAGTATATCGGCACCGACCTTTATCAAGGAATAATCCAAGCACTAGGGAGTCCAGTCTAGATGTTCAAGCCCGTCCCAGATGGCCGGGTGACTGCGACATTCGGCCAGCGGGGGCGGCATTGGGCTCAAGGGCACACTGGCTTAGATTTTGCGGCCCCTGCTGGAACTCCGGCTTATGCGGTAGCCGATGGCGTGGTCGTCGGCGTGGAGTCTGGTGGCGCATATGGCAACCGGGTGCGTGTTCGCCACCTTGACGGCACTGAATCCATGTATGCCCACCTAAATGCCGCCTCCGTACGGCCAGGTCAGCCAGTGCACCGTGGTATGCAAGTAGGTCAAGTTGGCTCTACGGGGAATAGCACCGGCCCCCATCTGCATCTAGAAATCATGCGTAATGGCCAGCAGGTGGATCCGATGCCATGGCTGCAATCTAATGGCCAATATGAACCTTCGTCTCACGCTTACGGAATAGGCGCTGGCGCTAGTGCGCCAGCGAAAATCCGAAACATGCCTGACGTGGTGCAGTACCGTAATCCACAAGAAGTATTGGCGTCCATGCGGGCAGAGGAAATGGAGGCCAGTTTTGCCGACGCCAGTAGCCAGGGGCTTAGTTCTGGTGTTGAGCGGCCAGACATTGTACCCACCGGCGTTTCGGATGCCGTTGACCGGCAACGTAACTTCTTCGAAACTCGCGAACAGCATCTGCGGCATCGACGGCTCATGGCCGAACAACAAGAAATGATGTCCCAAACGGCTGGTGGGCCGTGGACTCGCACATACAACGTTCCCATGAACAAGGGAACTGGCGTGGCATCTGGGTTCAACGCCGCCGTTGGTGCGCCCGGTGGCGGCGGTGAGTTCGCACAATTGATGTCAGCCATTGCGCAACAGGAGTCCGGTGGCAATTATAACGCTCGAAATGCAAGCTCCGGTGCCCTGGGGAAGTACCAAATTATGCCATCCAACGTGGGCCCGTGGAGCCGTGAGGCTATCGGGCGAGCTGTGAGTACCGAGGAGTTTCTGAACAATCCCAATATTCAGGAATCGGTCGCACGTCATCAATTGCATAAATATTACCGGCAATATGGTGCGCGAGGCGCCGCCATCGCCTGGTACGCCGGTCCTGGCGCTTTGAAGTACAACAACGGCGCGTTGAACCGACCGCAAGGCGATTATCCGTCGATTTCTGGATATGCGCAAAACATCCTTGAAAGAATGGGACTGTAGATGGCGAGCTTGAGCGATATCGCAGAAGCTGCCGGTATGAGCGTGGGGTTTTTCCGTGAAGCTGGCATTATGGACGTTCTCCGGAAAGCCCGTGACGGAAAATGGGCACCAGATAGGGTTGCTCAAGAGATCCGGAATTCTGACTGGTATCAGAGTACAGCAGAATCTGAACGTCAGAATCTGCTTCTCAAGCACCAGGATCCGGCCGAGTTTCAGGCGCGCCGCGAGAGCGTGCGCGCTGAGGTGTTCAGGGTTTCCCGGGAAACTGGACTTGGCTGGGGAATCGAAGATGGTGCTTTGCATAAAGCCGCCGACATGGCGCTACTGAACAACTGGTCAGAAACGCAAATTCGTAACCATCTCGCTGGCCTTGGCTCTGTCGAGCAGCGCATGAAGAAGGGGAAGGCCCTTACTGGCGACGCGGGGGCCGCTGAGGCTATGGTGCGGCAACTGTCACAGGACTTCGGAATCGACATTTCTGACTCGTTCCGGCGCACCATGGTATCCAATATGGCCCATGGGAAGTGGGACGAGAATTATGCCAGGAACTATTTCGCTGGCAAGGCTCGAAATAAGTACCGCGCCCTGGCTGATGACATTGATCGCGGTATGACGGTTCGTGAAGCCGCTGAGCCATATACGAATGCTATGGCTCAGTTGCTGGAGATCAATCCAGCCGAGGCTGATCTTAACGACCCGCTTATCAAGAAGGCTATCACATCACGTGATGGCCTCATGGACATGCAGGAATTCGAAACGCGCGTCCGAAACGATGAGCGATGGATGCGAACGAAGAATGCTCAAGACGATTTCATGTCGGCGGGTCGAGAGATTTTGCAGTTGTTTGGTCAAATAGCGTGAGGTGAGGCATGGCATCCCTGTGGGGAAATCTCTCAGGCGCAAATCGTGATGCTGCCGCCGCACTCATCACGTTGTTTGAATCCTACGATCTTGGCTCTTTGGCTCCCCGGATCGTACGTTACGTCAAAGAAGGGCTCGGAAGAGACGCGATATACCTTCAACTCCAGGAAACCCCGGAGTGGAAAGAGCGATTCAAGGGCAACGATATGCGGCGCAAAGCCGGACTACCAGCTCTTTCGCCTGAAGAGTATCTAGCCACTGAGCGCGGGTATCGACAGGCATTGCGTCAGGCAGGGGTGCCGCCAAACCTGTGGGACAAGCCGCAAGATTTTCATAAGTTCATTGGTCAGGATGTGGCCCCTGATGAGGTCGCGGAACGCGCTGAACGCGCCAGCAATCTGGCCAACTCGGTTGATCCGCAACAGCGTGAAGTTCTTGCCCGCCGATTGGGAATTCGGACGGGCGATATGGCGGCCTACTACCTGAACCCCGACAAGGCGCTACCTGAGCTTCAGAGGCGTGTCGACACGACGCTCATTGAAGCTGAACGCATTCGTGCGGGCTTCCGTTCGGGGTCGCAGAGTGCGGCTGAACGACTGTATGAGCTGGGCATTACGCCCGACGAAGCCCGTGAAGGGTTCGGCCTGATTTCGCAGGTGCAGCCCACAGCCGAACTGCTGTCCCAGACACGAGGCGCGATCGAAGAAATTGGCCTCCGTGATCTGGAAGATGAAGTGTTCGCTGGTGATGGCGACGCCGGGCGGCGTCGTTCACGTCTTGCCAGTCAGGAGCGCGCACGCTTCTCTGGCTCTGGTGGTACCGGCGCAGACACATTTGGCCGCGATCGCCAATTCAACTGATGTTTCTGAACGGCGACATTCTGAAATGTCGCCGTTCATTCACATTGACCACTAGCTCAAATGGCAGAGCAGTTGATTGTTAATCAATGAGTTCCAGGTTCGACTCCTGGGTGGTCAGCTCCAAAAGGGATCGACCGGCCCCCTTTTGCGAAATAGTCCGGTAGCGGGAGCGTTTTTGCACGCCCCCATTGTGCGAATTCTGGCCTGCGTAAACTAACTATTTAGATGGGAGTAGTCGCATGAGCGACAACCAGCAAAACGACGATCTTTTTGACGGCGAGGAGTTCGAGGAAACCTCTGAAGGCTTCAAGAATCTCCGTGCTGCCCATAAGCAGGCAGCCACGAAGGCTAAGCAGTTGGAAGAGGAACTCAACGAACTCAAGAAGGAGAAGCTGGAGTCAGCCGTCAAGGAGAAGCTCGAAAACGCTGGAATTCCGGATGTGTTCCTGGAAGACGCCAAGAACGCTTCCGATCTGGATGCATGGGTTGAGCAGCGCAAGGGCCTTTTTGGGGCCGCGCCTGCTGTCAATGAAACGACTGACAAGAATGAGGCCGATACTCGGCAGCCTTCTGGTGAGGCCAACCTGTCCGCTGAAGAAATCGAAAAGATGAAGGGCGTTCAGGAGATCCAGCCTGGAGCTTATGTGCCGAATAAGGATCAGGAAATCCAGTCAGATCTTCAATCCATTCTCCAGCCTGGCATGAGCCGGGATGAAGTGTATCGACAGCTTCGAGAAAAGGGCTATTCGCAGTAATCGTGAGAAGCCCTTTCCGCAAATAAGAAAGGGCAATAATGCCTAACCAGCCTAACAGCACTACGACTGCGTTTGGTGAAGTTCAACTTCACCCGGCGTGGGATGAATTGCTTCGATGGGAGCTGCATTCGCAGCCTCTATTCCGCCAGTTCGTGAGCGCTCCTGGCCTGGTGTCGCCCACCAACAACGCCAATGTCGGTTATATCCCGGTACAGGCGTATGAGGATGTGGCAGAAGACCGCCACGTACTCGATGAGGTTGTGGCGGTTGATCAGCAACAGGCCAAGCCGTTGTACTACGTGCGTATTCGCGTTACCGAACACGGTAAACGAATTGGTCGCACCAAGCTTCTGCGTGATTCTGCCTACATCCCTGTGGATGAACAGCTAGTGCAGAAGATGACCGTACACGCGGCTGACACCATGGACGCGCTTGCGGCCGACCAGCTTTACGATGGCCGCCAGTGGCGGTCAAGCGGTCATTCCCCTGAAGTCGACGGCTATAGCGTTACGGACACCGAGCAGCCGTTTAACCAGGTCGTTGGTGTCACCACCGGCGGGTTGGTCAATGACAGCTATGACCCGGATGTGAACCGCACAGACATCACGTCTGACCACACGCTCACCTCCCGCGTGAGCGCTCGGATCGTGGCTCGGTTGCGGGACGCGAGCGCCATGCCGTGGCAGGGCACGGACTTCGTTGGCATCATGTCCAATGACACCGCAATCGACTTCCAGGAGGACACCGGCGTGCTCGGCTGGAGCGAGCCGCATAAGCGGGTCGACACCACACCAATCTACGCGGGCTCCGTGGGTCGGTATCGCGGCGTCGAATGGATCGTGCACCCGCGTGCACGCAAGCTCGAGGGTGCGGGCTCTGGCGGCGCCAACGTTCACCAGACGCTCATCTTCGGCCGAGATGTGCTCGCTGAGTGGACCAAAGATGAGGTGCGAGCCGGTCTTGAGCCGGAATTCGACCCGTGGCGGCGCCACATTGGCCTGACCTGGTACTACCAGGGTGGTTTCGCGATCTTCCGCCAGGAGCCCCTGTGGAGGATCGAGCACGGTTCCGCTGAGAACTAATCTCGCTGAGTAAAAGGGCGGCCTTTCGGGGCCGCCCTTTTCTATGGAGGCATGGTGTTTCACTTTTTCCCTCCAATCGTTGAGGAGCACGACGAGCGCCTCGTGAATGACCCCAACGGGGTTGTCCGGCGCGCCACATTTATTCGAGGTGTCTCCGTCGTGCTTCAAGATGGTGAATTCGTGAATGCCCGTTGGGTCGTACCACAACCTGGCTGGGTCGAGGGCCGAGATTTCTTCGTTGGTGGGTTCCACTACACGATAGACAACGAAACGGCCGAACTTCTCCAAAGTTCTGGATATGAGGTAGCCCCCGTTGAGTAATTGCAGTTCGAGTTGCCCCACTCAAAACCACACCACCTGGGGGGAGTGTGTCCGGAATAAAGGCTTGAAAATCGGGTGGGCAAACTCCGCAAATGGCGCAGATCTGAGTCAGCAAAAGAAATGGGACAACCGGATTCAGGAATACCGATCAGCCCGACGTCAGGGAATCATGCCGGATGGCATTTCCACTAAGCAGATTCGGCGTGCTCTTGATATCAGCAATGAAACCGGTCAGGCATATCGGGCAGATGCGGCTGGCACGCTCTAGGAGGTTGCATGTCGCTTACCGTCGCCGATGCGTTGAATGAACTGGCCGGAACCGAAGGACTGACCGAGACCGGCGCCGCCAATAAGCTGGCCGGAACTACCGGGCGCTCTCTGGCAAAAGCATTGAACGTATATGCGATGACAGAGGGCCTCACCGAGGCAGGCGCGGCCAACGCTGCTGCTGGCACTAATGGCCTCACACTTTGTGGCGCACTAAACAGATTGGTGGAGGATAGTGGCTCGTAGATATAAGTTTGGAAACACCGGCGACTCGTACGTCGCGAGCGTGACACCAAACGGCGGGTTTGTGTGGGTGCGTCCCAACGAGACCATCCAGTTTTTCGAAGATCCAGATGGTGCAGTACAGATCACCGACCTGCTCGACGAAAACAATGAGCCAATTACTGAAGTTACCACCAATGAGTTTGGTGAGTGGGGTCCAGTTTGGGGACCCGAGGGCGTGGCTACTATCTATTACGGCCAGTCTGGCAACGTCCGTGTTAGTGCATCTACTGATGCCACAGACGACATTCCTGGCGTAGTCGAAACTGTTGATGGCGTTGATGCATCCATTAGTGACCTGGAGGCCAACAAAGTCGACAAGCAGGCTCGAGCACATCAGCTCACCCCTGATGTAGCTCCGGGAACGGCAGGACGCTATGCGATTGTTTATGACCCTGAAGGCCTGCCCGATGGGCAGGTAGAGATTGAGCAATCTGACGCCGAGGGCACGGTGGTAGCGAACACGGTTCCTCGCCGTTTGGCAGACGGCCATGTGCAAGGGCCATCTGCCGACCCCACACATGCTCAGCACTATACCACTAAGGCATATGCCGATGGCCTTGTTAATGGGTACGCCACGTTAGATGGTCCTCAAACATTCACTGGTGAGCACACCTTTGATCCTGAAGATGGTTCTGGCAGAACCGCCAATATCACACCATATGGAACCGTAAGGGTCATAACAGGTGACAATAAGCACGCAGAACTGGGAGAAGAGGGTCTTACCACATCAAGAGACAATTCTTTCCAAGAGTTCACTCGGGCACATTGGGACCAAGTACGCGTCAGTCATCATGCAAGCTCTTTTACCCGAGAAGGGATTCTTCGGCCAGGATTCTTGAATGTTGAACATGAGGATCCACAGCAAACCGCAGTTAGTGTCGTAAATGACGGTGCAGAAACGCTCTCCATCCAAGCTAACGGCGTTACAAGCATTAATGGTACGTCACAAAGAATCGACCTCGATGGCGACGATTCTTCTAATGGTGTCGTTGTTCGCGATGGAACGTTTCGGGGCCGCGTCAGGCCAGCTAAAGTCGATGCAGTAGATACATTCACCGGTGACGCTACAGAAATTGATCAGTGGCGTGTCCAGGTATGGCGTTATAACCAATCTTTCGCATCATTTCAGGCATTTGATAATGATGTGGAAGTCTTTTCGGTTGCACGTGATGGCACGGTCTCTGCGCCCAATCTTATGGATGATGTCGCTACTTACGTAGCGAATCTCGACACAGGCTCCACTCCGAGCAATGCCACGATCAGGGACAAGGTTAACGAACTTCTGGATGCCTTGAAGAATGCCGGGATTATGGAGGCTAGCGCGTAATGCCATTGTTTATTCCCACAACAGCTGAACCTTCCGTCTCCATCGCCCGGTACACAACCCAGGAGCTTGTTGAGGAAATCCTTGGTCACCTTAGCGGACACACGATCGACCAAGGACAAATGTCGTTTCTCACCAGAAACATGAACATCAACGATTTGCAGATGCATGTCGATGATCTGTCTGGTTTTTCACGGGGAATTGCCGAAGTTGGATTTGAGCTTGTTTACGTGACAAGTGTCGACAGCAATAAGTGTGTTATTGCCCCGCACGGGCGGGGCTATCGAGCCTCCTTTCCGGCCGCATGGCCTGAAGGCACCGAGGTAAGTTTTGCTCCACGTTTCCCGCGATCGACGGTCCTCAATGAGCTAAACGACGTTATTTCTAGTGTCTTTCCAACGATCTGGGCTGTAGGAACCACCGAACTAACAACCGATGGTGTCCGACGTACCTACGAACTTCCCGCTGAAACGGCGGACATACTGGAAGTCGAGTGGAAGCCAGTTGGCCCAACTGGTTCGTGGGAGAACATCGATCGCTACAGCTTTGACTCGACAGCGCCCACCCGGGACTACAAGAACGGCAAGAGCATTACTTTGCCACACATTACTCCTGGGCGCCCAGTGAAGGTAACGTACATGGCGCGTCCTAGCGCGCTGCCCATTGAAGGCGAATTCACTGACACAGGGTTGTCTGAGACGGCCTGGCCTGCCGTGAAATATGGCGTGCTGCATCGTATGGCAGCGTCGCTGACATTGGGCATGCTGGAGAACGATTCGGCCCAAGGTCAAGAGTACAACCGGACTGGGCAGCGTCCAGTTGCTGCCGAGGTATCTGACTATTATCGCGCGCTGCATCAACAGTATTTGTCTGAAGAGCAGTCACGCCTGCGCACGCAAGTATCTACACGCGTCAGCTTCCGGGGATAACCATGGTTGATCATAACTATTCGTCGGTCGCCGTTCCGGCGACTCTTACCGCAGACATTGATGCGGCAGATACTACGCTTAGCGTTGATAGCGCGACAGGCTACCCCTCGACGCCATTTACTGTTGTTCTTGCCGAAGACACGCCTGAAGAGGAAATTGTCACAGTTACGTCTACGTCTGGCACAACGTGGACAGTCGACCGTGAGCAAGATGGTTCGGCTGCGTTACCACATACTGCGGGCACTGCGGTCCGTCACAAAGTGACGGCTCGTGACCTGCAATGGTCGCGGCTGCACGAAGAATCCTCAACGCAAGTACATGGGCTAACGTCTGGCACAGTGGTTGGCACATCGCAATCAGCAACCTTAACCAACAAATCAATGTCAGGGAATTCGAATAGTTTCTCGAATATCCCTCAAAGCGCCGTCAATGGCCTTATTGACCTCCAGGCGTTAAATGATCGTGCCCACACCCCACTGGGTTTTCGCGTGTTCTATAAAGAAACCGGAAATTATTACGGTGGCGGCGACTGGCTGCGAATTACCAACTGGATCGACAGCTCAATTTCGCCCGGAGTAGATGGCGGCCTTACCTATGGTATTGACGAAGGCGGCGGAACGCTTCGTGTTAGCACGAGTAGCACTAGTCCCGGACGAGGCATATACAGCATCGGCGCCATCGTCACGGGGCGAGTGAACTCAGGAAATACCGGGATCCTATACATGCGGATTCGGCGCCAAACGCAGAGTGGATCTATCGTCATTCTTGGCCGCGACCGGTACCAAAAAACCACCACGGGCACATACGACGCAAACGTTCAGGTAGACGTTCCTTGTGTTTTGCTTGACCCTGGCGATTTTGTGTATGTCGACATCTCCCACACGTTTGGTGGGGGGCTGGGAATTGATGCCGCTCCTGCCGGAGCCAATCGTTTCTCCATGACACTTCTTCGACCGGTTCCGTGAGGTGATAACCCATGGTTGAGTGGGATATCACTGAACCACTACCATTTGATATCGGCGGCCGAACTGATCAAGATGATGCGGTCTTCCGGATCACGGGCAATCCAGCCGACGTGGCCATTGGAAATCTGCCATTCCTGCTCTCCGTGTCGGACGAAACGCCCTACGAACGTGCGCCTGGTCAGACACAGAAAGACCAGTTCGACGCCGACCGGGTGGTCGGCGAGCAATCGCTAGCAGGGTGGTGGCTACGATCCCAATCCGATTTCGCTGGTGGTGCTGGTATCACGTACCGCGAGCCCATCCTCGGCGAGGGCAGCGAGAATCGCTTCATCGATTCTCGCGGAGTCGATGTGTTCTCTGAAGACGCCGTACGCCTACTCCACCGCATGGAGGTGGTCCAGAGTGGCGCTGGCGACGACCTAGAAGCAGTCGGCATCGGCCTGGGACGCACACTCTATCGTGATGGTGGCGATTTCTGGATTATCGATGAAAGTTCAGTAACATCGGTTACTCCAAACGGCACTAATCCCCAGGGAATCGCCCGGATTCCAGATTCGTCTTGGGTAGTTGGGCACGATGCGGGAATTTCCCGTGTGCGAGACTCCGGCACCGTCAGTGACGTTATAACCGGAGCCTCAAGGCCCCTGAGACCCTACTGGGTTAAAGACCGGATCTTTGCGGCACAAGAAGAACGGATCCTTCAACTCACCCTCGACGCGGGGGATATTAGTGCTGACGAAGATGGCTATGTCGTGCACCAGAATCCGTCGAATGCCTGGCGCTGGGTCGGGATTGCCGAAACCCCCGGCGCCGTCTGGGCCGCCGGGGGGGCGAACTCTCGCTCTCATGTTGTGGCGTTCACGGTAGACGCCCAAGGCGAGCTGCCAACCGTCGAAGGCGCTCCTGTACGTATCGAAATGCCTCTCGGCGAACGCATTACGTGCCTCGAAGCATATTCTGACCTGTTGCTGATTGGCACCACAGAGGGGTTTCGCATCGCGGCCACTGACGGAGACCAGGCAGAACTAGGGCCATTACTGTGGGGCGACGAGCAGGCACACAGCATCACGGCCCGCTGGGGATATGCCTGGGTTGGTGTTTCCGGTGGCCTGACTCGCAAGATCAACCTCGGCGTGCAAACCGGTGAAGGGCTGCGTTTCGCGTGGGCTCACGACGCCCAGCTCGACGAGGGCGGCGATGTTTTGGGCCTCGGATGGGTCTGGGGGCAGCTTGTCGTGGCTGCCGCCAACACCGGCGCGGCACGACAGCATAAAACCGAACTCGTGGGGTTTGGTTATATCGACATTGGGTTCTCTCGTTGGGGAGTTCTGGAGGACAAGATCGTCCGCTCCGCCATGATCCTAGGCGACGTGAGTGCGGGGTCTATGGGAATTTCAACGGCCACATCTAGAGATGCCTATGCCCCCGTTGCCACTCTAGGAGGGTGGTCCGGGAGCAAGGAGGTCGATTTGCATCTTCGGCATCCGGTTACCAAGATATCGATTCAACTTCAATTGAATCGCGACAACCTGGACCCGACTTCCGGCCCACAATTTGAAGGCTATCAACTTAGAGCCTTACCGGCGCCACGAAAAAAGCACACGCTTATTCGGTTGCCACTTAAGCTATATGACCAAGAAATGGCCCCCAGCGGGGCCAAAATGGGAGGCAAGGGTTTCGCGTGGGCTCGCTTACGTGAACTGGAGCGCCTGGAAAGACGCAGCGCTCCCGTGCTTTACCGTGACTTTCGAACCGGTGAGTCGCGCACGGTGATCGTAGAAAGTACAGAACATATCGGCCTGGCATCTCCCATTCGAACTAATTCGAATTTCGGAGGAGTTGTCTTGGCCACCCTGCGAACAATCGACTAAGGAGTATGGGTGGGTGAGAAGTCGGACTCCGAGCGCCTCGCGAGCATAGAAACGAAAATCGACAACTTCCTTAAAGTTCAAAGCGATCACGAAACACGGTTACGCTGGGTCGAGCGTGTGGCATATGTTCTTGCCCCCCTTGGCGCCATTGGTGGCCTTGGCGCTTGGTTGGAAAATACACAAATCCTCGGGGGTTAATAGTGGCCTATTCTCTTGATCTACTCAAGAGGTCAGGCATCAAGGTTAAAAAGCGCCCGGAGTGGGGTTCACAATACCCTGTTTCCAGTAATCGCATGTATTTGCCTGGCCGCTACCTTTTCATGCACATTACCGTCACACATCAAACAGGCAGCCTGAATCGCCGGTCTCGTGTCGTTGAGCGCATTGGCGCTCAACGATTCTCAAACACTCGTATGTCTTATATTGCACTCTTGCATAAAGGCGGCGAAGTTCATGAAGGCCAGCCTAAAGGCCGCAAGGGCGCTCACACAATTAACGACAAGAGTGTGAACGGTTTTCCATATGATCTGAATGCTTATGGGCACGCCTTAGCTTATGTCGGCATGGAAAGTGACTTATTTGGCGAGGTTGAAGCCGAATCTGCTGCCCGCTATTTTGCTTCGCTGGTACTTTCCGGCGAAAGCAAGGCAACCAAGATTCTACCACATCGCAAGTTTGCGTGGAAATCATGCCCCGGCGATCAGGTCATGGCCTGGTTGCCTGAAATCAATCGTCGATTCAAGAAATACGTAAAGAACGGACTACCCGGGAGAGATTGGCTCAGTATGGCCACCAAAGAAGACGTCAAAGAAGCTGTCCGCGAAGTTTTGCATGACCCCAGTGCTGGCATCACGTCGATCTCCGGGCAGGCTTGGTCGATCCGATACACCATCGAACGACTGTGGCATCGCTTGCACGCTGATGTCCACCAGAACACCAAGGACATCCCGGAAGATGTGTGGACGTATCGTCACCCATCGTACATTTCGGACAACAACAACACGATGCGGCATGCCCTCCTGTATGCCCAGGAGTCGGCCAACCGGTTGCGCCAGACGACCGTGGTCGATCGCCCCAATGGGGGCGATTCGAGCTACCACTATGCTATTGGTCAAATCTGGGAACTTGTAACCCGTATCGAAAACGCAATGCAGGATCGCCAGGTCTTGACCGACGAAGAAGTCGATGAGCTAATAAATGCGGTCCGCGCTGCGGTTCCGGTGGAAATTTCCGACGACGTCGCCGACGAACTCGGTGAACGCATTGCGGAGGGAACGGCCTCGTGACCTCGTGGTCTTCCTGGCGTCTGGATCACCTCACATGGGGCTGGATCCTGTGGATCCTGTTTTTCGTCGTGTGGGAAACCTACACATTGTGGAAGCATCCAGGCCAAGAACTGACTGCACATCTGCGCCCACTTTTCCAAACCCAGGATCTGGCCTACTTTCTCGCCGTCGGCCTGTACCTCTGGCTCGGATGGCATTTTCTCGTAGACGGACTCTGGATCAACAACTCATAGGAGAACTCAATTGCGCGATTTCGTTAAGCGCATCCGTCATGAACTAGGCACGCTCGTTGGCGGCCTGTCGACAGCCGGACTTCTCGGTGTTTTCGAGGCGGCTGTCATGGACGTCACCAACGAGGTGGCAGCTGGAGTGGTCGCCGTTGGCGCGGCGATCGCCTCTCGGCTGTCTCCGGAAAACGTGGAAACTGACTTCCTCAAGCTAGACCGAGGGTAACAAAAGCGGGGCACCTGGTTAGGTGCCCCGCTTCCGGGCCATGCCTCCAACCCCGCATACGCGGGGAGCACGTCTAAGTTATTGCAACCCTTGGGTCACCCCCGCTTACGCGGGGAAACGCGACCCGCCGCACTGATTTGCGACACCCATACGCGAGTCATCCCCGCTTGCGCGGGGAGTAAGAGAATCGCAAACTGCGACTACAGCCGCACAGGACTCACCCTCATTTGATGAGGAACTAGGTTGTAGCCTACCTTACCCCTCGCCTTCACGCAATCCCCCGCACCTCTTCGGAGGTGCGGGGGGTCTTTTGCGTTCAGATCGAATGCTTGAGCTTTGGAGCCTTGGCCGGGCGTGCAGGCTCCGTGCGACGTGCCACAAGTGCCGCACCGGCGATGCCGAACACGATAGTTACGACCCCCATAAGATCGCTTGATGGTCGGCCGCCGTCCACGAACAGCGTCCACCCGAGGCTGGTAACGAACACGGCCAGGATGAACCCCGCAACGAACCCCCCAATGATCTTCAACACCCTCATGGCGCCTCCCCTCCCGACAACGAGAGAAACTCGTCATACGTGAGGACATCCGCGTCCTCACGGATCTGCGTCTTGCCAGCCTGCCGGATCTCCAGCAGTGGCTCGATGCACTCATGACAGAGATCGCTTGTGACTGGACTGTTGTCAATGGTGGTGACGACCCTGGTGGCGCCCTCAGCGCCACACAGGTCGCACACCAGCACGGTCTTTTCCATGGCTACCCGGCTCTCAACTGCACAACCTTGTTATCGTGAGAGGGTACCGCGTCTGATCCGAGGTTGGCTACGATCTCGTCCCGCTTACGCCGATGCGCCCTCCAGTTGAGATACGTCATGGTCATAGATACGTCAGCGTGTCCGAGCATCTCTTTGACAATGATCAAAGCCATATCCTGACCCACGCCCTTCTCGATCAACTCGTCAAGCATGGCATGCGCACCGCTACGTCGTAGTGTGTGAGTGCCCAACCCCTTGTCCGTGTAACCAAGGGTGGTAAGCGCTGTCCAAACGCGCCTACCCGGATTCATGAAAGCACGATCTGGCACATATGTCTCATCGCTGGCTGCGCGAGGGTCTTTATTTTGCAGGGCGCAAATAACTGGCCACCGTGGGTCTGGTGCCGTGATTTGCAACAACCGGCATAGGTGGGACCGCCACCGGTTCAGCTCTGGTTCCAGGTATTTCGAGATAGGCAACGAATCCACATCATCTGTCTTGGTGCGATAGATCGAAATTCGTTCCTCAATATCACCCCAGCGAATATTTATCATCTCGCTGCGTCGCACCAACGAGTACAAGCCCAAAGCCACCAATGCGCGATCACGAGCGCATTGCCGTTCGGCAACATCCAGCAACTCATCAAACCTGCTTGATGGCACAAACAGTTGTTGGCCTCGTGAAGTTTTCAGATGCCGGAAGTCCTCGATGATGTCAGTGAGGGGATCTATATACCCACGACTTTTGAGCCAACGTTGAAAATGCCCAATACGCGCAACATACATTTGCTTCGTCGCTGGTTTCCAACTATCGCTGTTCGCGCCCAGCCACGCTTCAACGTGTTTTGGCTGGAGATTGCTGGCGTAAATGTCCCCTGCGACATTTACGAAGTTTTTAACTACACACCAGGCTGTTTTGTACGTTACTGGCTTTACTCTGAGCTTGAGCATCTGACCGTATTCATCACGAGCCTCATGAAGCCGAACTTTTCGTGGCATTAGACGGCCCTCGCCATCGCATCTGTGAGGGCTTGAGGCCCCTTCCCCGGGCCATCACACACGGGGACTGGTTCCAGCCGATCCTGAATGTCTCCACCAATGTCCCAGCGGGTGTCTCGGGGGTGACTCCGGATCCAGATTGTGGCTCCAAACTGATTGATCTTGGTGTCGAACCACGGCTCACCCTTACGGCTGCCGGACTTGATGCGCTTGGCGCGCATCTCGTCCTCGGTCAGGCAGCGACGACGATCAGGTCCCTTGGTGACCCCGTGTTTGCCAACACGGTGCGCATCACCAGCCTCAGTGCTGCCAAAGGTCTGGCAGCATGCACCGCAATGTTCTACAACATCGCCGCTCCAAGCGGCGCCGCACTCATGGACAAGGTTCAT